GCCTGCTAAACCTTCTGTAAGAGCGGCTTTAGTTTCGCCCCATTTTGATTCAAATATATCTGACATTTGTAATCTTCCTTTAGTTTAGTTGTTATATACCCGCTAACTTACGGATATTAGTTAAGTCAGCATCTTCCCTTTGTGCTCTGTCGCCGCCTGACTCGGAAAGTACTTTCGCACCCTCTCTTGTCACAGCCTTGTCAGCCATCACGTGTGGTAGATACTTGTTGAACGAAGCCTCAAGTTTCGCTGTTGAAACTGATTCCAACAGTTGACTCATTACTTCACTCTTTTCTTTGCCCAATGGTTTGAGCATCTCAGCCATCTTTTCCTTACGTTCCATCAAGTCGGCCTGTCTTTTGGACTCAGCCTCTTTTGACTCAATCACCGCTTGTTTCTCTTCGATAGCCTTCTCCGCGTCTTTCAACTTAATAGTTGTTTCATCAACTACTTTCATTAACTTCGCAGTCTCAGATTTCTCATTTAAGTAAGAATTCTGGTACTCAGAAGCAAACGCTTCGAATATTTTCTTGCCAAAGTTGACAGTTCTAGCCGCTGTGATGTCTTCCTTAAGAGATTTTAACTCTTCAGCAAGTTTTGTGTTTACAGCATTTTCTACAACTTTAGCAGATCTTGTTATGAAAGCCTCTTTCATCTTAGCCATTTGTTTTTTGGCTTCGGCTACTAGTTTGACTTTCGTTTCCACAACGCCTTTTTTGTCTTCATGGAACTCTTTGATTTCTTTAGCAAGAGCACCAACTACGAATTCTTCCATCTTCTTGAAGTTTTCGTGAACACCTTTTCGGTCGCCGTGTAGTTCTTTTAACTCTTCTGATAATTTAGAAAGCATAAATGATTCTAATTTAGCAGAATGTTTGCCTACGTTTTCTTTGTAAGCGATTTTTTCTTGTGCAAGTGCTTTTCTGTCTTCAACGAACTTCGTGATCTCTTCAGATAACTTCTCGTTCATCATAGAGTCGATTGCTTCGATCATGTTTGACTTGTCATGTTCGTATCTTTTAGCGAATTCTTCTCTTAACTCAGCGCCTACAACTTCTTTGTTTTCTTTAATTTTCGAATCCCAAGCCTCTTGGATGCCTTTTTGAACATCTTCTGAGATTGCTCCAGACTCTACTAATTTTGATATTGCGTCTATCATGTTATTTCAGGTCCTTTATTATGTTTGTTAGTGCCTCTTTCAGGAACTTTTGTGCTTTAGGGTCATTTCTAACTTCAGCCGCCAAACCCTTTGCCATATTTCCACCCTTTGTATTCATTAGGTGTTCGTAAATTGGCGTAGGATAAGCACCCGGTGCCGAAGGTTGGGCTACAACATCAACTGTGATGATCTCAAAGTCTGAAACTTCGCCGCTTCCGTATTCGTTCATGTTTCCAGAACCTCTACTTGAAACGCCTAATTTCACACCTGATTCCAACATAGTTTTGACAAGTGAGCCCATTGGGGTTGGTAGGATTTTCATCTTACCATATCCATTTGGTCCGTCCATCCACATTTCTGTGATCATGTGAGACACACGGTCCAAATTAATCTTTAAATCATCTGGGTGATCAACTTCACCTAGTACAGAGTATCCTGAACTGATCTGATCGTTTAGTGTTTTCGTTGCTTTCGCAATCTCTGACACTGGGTAAACTCTCTGATTAGCGTTCTTGATCCCACCTTGAATGCAGATGCCCTTCATGTACAAATCCTTACCGTCTTTTCCCTCGTGTAAGACCTGCACTCTGGCCTGATCAAATGTTAGATTCTCTCTTAGGTATAGTGATGCCATCAATGATCTCCTTTAAATCAAAAATTACTTGCTAGAAGTAATAGGTGATTTTGCAGATTTGTCTGAATGGTCCGCGGTATCAGCCTTGCCTTGCTTCTTGTATGAAGTAGACTTGTCTTTACCTGGACTGTTCTCGAAATCGCTCATTTTCTGTGCAGTTGGAGCCGCTCTTCCTGACTCTTCACCACCTTTTGTCATATTGCTGGCACTTGCCGCATTAGGTGACTTCACTGTAGAAACTGATGATTTCTTGTTATCTGCATGGTCGGCGTTGTCCGCTGACTTCTGGATCTTGTATTCTTTTACAGTTTCCTTCTTGTCCATTTTGCCTTCCATTTCAACTTCTGGAGTTAACTCTGGTGCAACTTCTGGTGCTAGAGATTCTTCTTCTTTCTCTTCTTCACCGTCTTTCTTGCCCATCATTGCTTCGAATTCTGCTTTTAGTTCATCTAAAGCGTCTTCCAAGTCAACTACTCTGTCTTCAACATCGCCTTCTGCGTCTTTGTCAGCGTCCATGTCTGCTGGCATTTCTTCGCCTTTGTCCATATCCATTTCGCCTTCTTCTTCGCTAGAGATGTCTTTAACCAATTCGTCAGTTGCGTCTCCGCCTACTTCTTCAATTGATTCTTCTTCAGTAGTTTCTGATTCCGTTGCCTCGTCTTCGATTTCAACAACTTCGTCAACTTGTTCGTCTTTAGACTCATCTGAAGCCTCGTCAACTGCTTCGTCTTTAGATTCGTCAGTAGTTTCTTCTACTTTCTCATCTTTTGATGCTTCAGTTTCTTTAACTTCTTCGTCTGCTAGATTCTCGTAGATATCTCTTGATTTTTCTACTACGATTTCATGGAATAAAGCCTCTGCTTTATCGTTTTCTTCGTTTATTAGCAATTCTAATAAACTCTCAAATTTATTGTTTGACATGTTTACACGTGCTCCTTTGTATAGTCGATTTGTACTTATAAGTGTTTGTATTTACTGTAAAGCGGTAGAAACGGTAGTGTAATTGGTGTGAAAAGGTGTATTTTGGCTATATTTTGATCTGCAGGTCAAATTTTGATAGGAATTCCTCAGTTGTGGGATGATCTATGTTGCCTTTCCACTCGAGATCCTTGGGCCGGAACCAGCCTTTGGGTATCACACGATGGAATTGTACGTCCTTGTAGTCATCCAAGCAACGTTTGGTCTGGTTCATCCAGTTGCCGTAGAATGTGGCCTCGTCGCTACGCTTCTTGTAGTTTCTTGTGTCACCAAAAACATTGTTCAATTTGTATCTGTTGTTCTTGCTGTCTTCCTTGTGCCCTTGGTAGTCAAATCCCAGTATGTAGATCTCTTTGAATCCGTGGTCACAGGCCAGTTTCAGTGCAGTTGGTCCACTGCTCCAGCCCAGGCTGGGTTTACTCCATGTGACGTGATCCAACAACTTCTGATGTTTCTGGTATTGATTATTGTAGTTGGAGTACACCTTATTATGTGTAACATAATCCGTCTCCGCTATCTCTAGAATCATTTTAGGGTCAACTGCGACCAACCAGTGGGGTTCGTGTGTCCTGTAAACTGCGTTGCAGGCGTACACCGTTCCCTTTTGTTTGAGATCGTTGATATCTATGCCCCTACGGGACTCACCGTTACCCAGTACGAATGCTGTTTGTGACATTATAACTCTAAGTTATCGTCTTGGGCAGGTTGTCCGTACATTTTTTGGACGAATACTGCCTCTTCCTTCTGTTGAGCATCGTGTGCCTCTGATGCCAATCTCATAGAGTTGATTTGTTTGAGTGTTAATCTTGTTTTCCTGGTGTCTTCTGCATCCAGTATTGAAATATCGTTCTCGGGCTCGTATGTTTTGTCCTGTTCAAAACCATCTGCGCCATATGTGAAGAATTCATTGAGTTTCATAATCGTATTTAATCCTTATACCTGTCCGCCGCCACCTGTACCGCCTGGTGTTTGTCCGCCTGGTGTCTGTCCTGGTCCACCCGGTTGTGGTGATCCTGGTTCTGGTGCTTCTGGATCCGCTGTTGGTTCCTCGAATTGGTCTAGGTCACTTGATATACCCGACTGTGTGACACCACCGCCTCTTAATTCGTTTGATTTGCTCTGTTTCTTCTGTGGTATGTTGTTTTCTTCTGCCCACAGTTCAGCATTCCTTGCCATTTCTTCCTCAGAAAGACCGAGATATCTTTTCAGTGCGAATCTTTTTGACATGTAAGGTAGATCTGCCACTGCTGTGAATGTGTTCACCCTGCTTTGGTCCATTTCTGTCTGTCTGTACTGTGCAAAGTTCTGTGGTGGGTTAAGTTTTATTTCAAACATTCCGTTGTCTATGTTGTAACCTTTTGTTTTGACCCATAATTTGAACTCACTGTCAAAAGTTTCGGCCAACATTGACTGTAGTCTAGCACAATACTTGTTGAATCTCAGTTCCTGGATGTATGCTGTTCCAACCCTACCGTCATTGTACTGTTGTCCACCGTCTTCTGCACCTGTTGGTAGATAAGAACTTGGAATCCTCAGTCCCCTGAACAGTTTGTTAGTGAAGAATCTTAAGTCATCTATCTCACCTAGGTTTGTACCACCTGGTAGTGTGTCAACTTTAGATCCTCTACCCTCTGCTGTCTGTGGGAAGAAGTAATCTTCGTTTATACTCATCGGGTTGTATGTTGCATCTATGAAGTTTGCTCCCCCCGATGCACTTGGAATTCTTCTTTGATTGATCTCGTTTTTGACTCTCTCAACGAACTGCATCGCCAAGTGGGTAGGCATGTTACCCACGTCTATGTAGAATACTCTTCTTTCAGGTGCTCTCTGTACCCTGTAGATGATGATTGCGTCTTCTAATAATTCTTTTTGTTTGTAAACTTTGAAAACTTGTTCCAACACTGACTGTCCAAATGGGAAAAGGTTGTCTAAACCATCTGACATTGACATATGGATAACGTGCTCTGCGTTTATGTTGTACGCATTCATCGTTTTGTAGAATCTTCCACCTGCGTTTCCACCAGCGAAGCCTGACATGTTATTTGTGGCACCTGCGTTGGCATAACTTGAACCGTATGCCGCTGTACCACCACCAGTTGTTCCACCACCACCGTATGTTTGGTTGGGTGTGATCTGTGTAGCACTTAATCTCTGTAGGTTGGGGTTGATGTCTCTGATCACATACTGTTCGGGTTTCTTGCCCTCGGATTCATTCACAACGATCCTGTCAACCTTGGCGTTGTCAATGTACAACCATTTGTTCGTTTCTGGATCTCTTACGAAGAAACAGTCTCCATACTTCAGTGCGTTCCTGAAAATCCTGAAGATTCTCTTGTTGAACTGATTAGATTTCGTCCACTGTTGCAAAGCCTTCTTTAAAAGTTTCACTTCGTGTTCTGTGGTCTCGTCCTTGAACACAAGATCAAACGGGGTCTCGTTCTCTGTGTTCTTCTGTGTTGAGAATTCTGCCAGGATGTCCAGTGCCGCGTTGATCTCTGAATCCGAATCCATCTGGTCATACTGGAAGTATCTCTGTATCCTGTTGGGGTGTCCCGTGTACACGTCCGGCAAGTAAGAACTGTAGTTCCTCTTGGCGAAGTTAGGTACCTTCTCTCCACTGATTGGAGACATGTTTGCGTCTTTAAAATATTTTTTCCAAGCCATGCTTTATATTACACTTTTTTATTCATTTTAGCAACCTAAACCAGTCCAACTTGGTTACGGTCTTTACGTGCTGTTGTTTCAACTGCTTTCAAGGCCCTGGATTCCACTGCTACAAGCGTATTTACGCCATTTACCATACTTGCTAGTGCCTTGTTGGCGTTGTTCAGTTCAGTTGACATAGCGGCCATCTTGGTCTCCAATGCAGATGTATCAAATGTTTTCTGTAGATCCTGGTTCGCTGTCACTGTTGACTTGGTTCCTGCGGTGATCAATTCGGGACCACGTTCACCTGTGAGGTATGTTTTGCCTTCGTCCATGCCTCCGCCAAACTGTTTTTCACCACCGTAGGCTTTCATCAGTCCATATGCACCGCCAAGTGCACCACCGATTGCTGTGCCTATTCCTGGTGCTATTGCTGATCCCAATAGAGCTCCGGAAGCCGCCGATCCCAACGCACCTAAAATCTTTTCTTCATTGCTTTCACCGGAAGCAAGTCCTCCTGAATATGCCAGTCCGGCCGCACCTGCGGCACCTAACCCTGTTCGACCCATAAATCCTAATGCACCTCTGGCGGCTCCACCTTTGCCAAAGCCTTTTGTAACACTTCCTATCGTTCTGCCTAAGCCTCTCATTCCTATACTAGTACCTGCGGCTATTATTCCTATCTGAGCGGCCTTATTAAAAAGAAATTTGCCTCCTAATGCAGTTCCTATCAAAGTTGCAGTAAGATAAGGTGCTTTGGCCAGTGCTGTGGCTATGCCTCCTGTTCCTCCCATGATACCCTGTATGCCTCCTATCAGTCCACCTAATGCTGGACCAAACGCACTCAACAGTCCTGTCTCGATAGACTGAAATTGGCTTGATAACACTTTTGAAGCCTGTTCAAATGTCGTTAAATTTTTCACTAGATCGGTCGCACCCGGTTTAAGTTCTTGGAACACACCATCAACGTCCACGATCCTATTACCCAGGTTAATTACATCACCTTGCAACCTTAAGAATTCTACCTGTCCTGTCACGGTCGCCTTGCCAAATCTGTCTATACTCTTAGTTGACGCATCTCTGATCTGTCCCAGTGCGTTCTCGGCCGATATTGTGCCGTTGATCAAACTCCTGATCACTCCAGACGCTTCCGGAATGTTTTGTATCAGTGCCAGTGCTGACTCTGTTACCGGAACACCTGCGTTGGCGATCAAGTCCTGGAATCCTTCGTTAAGTCCTGGTGCTATGTTTCCAACCGTTGCCGCGAAACCCTGCAACCTCCTACGTGTCTCTTCCGTCTGTCCCTGTAGTGCTACCTGAAATCTTTCATTGCTCTGTTGTGCTTCTATCTGTGCCCTTAGTTCGTCTCGTTGTGCACCTGTGAGTTTAGCCAACCTGTCTAATTCTTCCGCGAAATTTATCGCACTGTCTCGTCTCTGGGCATTGGTCAGTTGGTCCAGTACACCTGTCCTTCTCTGACTGTCTAGGTTCAATAGCAGTGTCTCGTTGATCTCGTCGACCGTCAGTCCCAACGGAGCCAATCTGTCAATGCCAACTTCCCTGACCTGTCTGCCCAGTGAAGCGATCTCCTTGGCACCTTGCGTGGTGGTTCCAAACAGTGCGGCCAGATTGGATGAATTGTTGGCGACCAATGAGGCGAAGTCGTCTAGTGGCAATGCCGCATCCGCGGCCGCCGTCCTCAATTCCACAATGCTCTGTCCAAAGTTGGCACCTGACTGCGAGAGTTGTCTGAATGTTTCTATGTTTACATCTAACCTGTTACCTAGTGTGCCAAGACCCTTGACGTTGTCAGTGAATGCACTGATGTTTCCTTGACCTTCGAATGCGGCCTTGCCCAAACCCATGAAACTGTTTCCAACCTTTTCCAGGATGTCCACCATGTCGGCATTCGCTTTGCTTAAATTCTCTTGTGATTTAATTGCTTTTTCAACTACTTTGACCTGTTCCTTGTCATTTTTCAGCAGTTCTTTTGATACCTTTAATTGGGCGATTAGTATGTCACGCTCTTTAGTGGTAAGTGGTAATTTCTTCTGCAGGGCCGCTAGTTCATCTAAGGCTATTTTCCTTTTTTTGGCTTGATCTCTAGATGGATTTAGTTTCTGTAGTTCATCTATCAGTTGTTTTATAAGTTGTTGATCGTCCATACGAAGTTTTTTCAGCCCTTTTTATACGCATATAAATATAGACATCTATACGCTTTTAGTGTATATTTATAGAATAAAAAAATGACGGAAAACACAAACCCATTAAACAAGTACTTCAGACAGCCGGCTATATACGTGTCGTTGCCGTCGGGTACTGCCTATCCACCACACGTGGTCACACCAGCACAGACCGGTGAACTGGGTGTGATGCCCATGACTGCCAAGGATGAGATCAGATTCAAGACACCAGACGCACTAATGAATGGTCAAGGTGTGGTAGACGTGATACAGAGTTGTGTGCCTGACATCAAGGACGCATGGCAGATCAAGAGCTATGACCTGGACACTATACTGGTTGCCATAAGGATCGCCACTTACGGCGAGACCATGGAGATTAATTTCAACGTGCCGGGTGCGAACGAGAACGTTTCACACACAGTGAACCTGCCCAGCATATTGGATCAGTTGAGATCCACTAAAGTTGACAGTGATATTGTGTTGAAGGATGGTTTGAAGATCACTGTCAGACCTCTAACATACAAGGACATGACATCGACATCGCTACAGACTTTCCAACAACAGAAGATGTACAGTGCCATACAGGATTCACAACTGTCGGACGAGGACAAGGCCGCTAGATTCAATGATGCATTCAAGACACTGACCGAATTGAATGCCAGCATACTGCTCAAGAACATAGAGAAGGTCACAATGACGGAAGGAACAGAGATAACTGACCCTGCCCACATCAAAGAATTCATAGAAAATGCAAACGCAACATTGGTCAAAGAGATCGAAGACAAACTGATGCAACTGCGTGGACAGGGTGCGGTGAAACCACTCAAACTGAAAGCAACGGAAGACCAGATCAAGAAGGGTGCACCGGCCACTTACGAGGTACCCGTAACTTTCGACACATCAAATTTTTTCGTATAACCTTGCTTTCACAATCGGAGTCTGATATAATCAAGACCCTGAAGGACATGGAGAACGGGCAGAAGGAACTCAAGCACGAACTGGTTAAGATCAGTTGGTACATGAGGGGAGGACTTTCATACTCGGAGGCCATGGGGTTGAGTCCAACAGAACGAGAGATCATAGCACAACTGGTAAAAGATAACCTGGAAACTACCAAGAAAAGCGGTCAACCTTTCTTCTAGAATATAGTATACTATTATGGTATCCAAAAATGCAGATAATTAACACTTACATATGTCCGACAAAGACCTAGTCAAGGAACTCAAAGCCGAACTCGCAGAAATCACAAAAGACCGTGATGACACTCTGGCGAAAATGAAATCAAAGGAGAGCCGGATCAAGCAGGTGTTGATCAAACTGGAACACAGGGAACAGGACGTACACAGTTGTGGACACAAGATAGGTGAGCAGAACAAGGAGATCGCGGACCTCAAGGCCAAGTTGGAGACCAAGAGCAAGTTGCTGGACGAGGCACTCGAAAAGATAAAAAACATACACAACGATTCCACGACAGAACTATCCCAAACAATAACAGATAGCGAACAACAATAGTTGATTGTCAGAGACGGCTTACGCCATCTGAAACTTCGCTTACGCTCGTTTCTTTTTTTAACTTACGCAGTTGTAAAACTAAATGACGCATCTTTGCGTCGCCTGTGGTAGATGAGCAGTCACAATTCGGCTATTTCTAGCCGAACCGACTTGAACCCTGTGGTGAGTTCGCAGTCACTATACATCGCTACCGGAGTTGGGCGGTTGTGCTGTACCCATTTGCTCATTCATTACAACGCGAGCCCGTCAAACCCTTGTATAATAGTTCTTGGCGGACCTGGGGATTATCTTTTTCTAAGAGCCCCATCATTTTTTGCTGTCTGCATCTAAGGATTCACCTGTCGCCTTGTCGGCCGCATTTCCTTGCTCACTGGTTGCGATGCTATGTTTGCCTGTTGGAAATTTTTGAGAAGTTTTGTTTGCCTATCGCACTTGTTTATATGAGTTTTCTTTATAGGTCAATCTTTTTGGCTTTAAATACCACGATGCATTGGACGTACCAAGGAAATAAAATTACCAACATGCCGGAAGATGTTGTGGGATTTGTTTATCTCATAACAAATACAACTAACGGTAGGAAGTACATAGGCAAGAAATTGGCCAGGTTCAAACGATCTAGGCCACCACTCAAAGGCAGGAAGAACAAGCGTAGATACAAGGTGGATTCAGACTGGCAGGACTACTATGGATCCAGCGATGATCTAACGATGGATGTGAATAAACTTGGTAAAGAAAAATTCACCAGGGAGATACTGTTTTGGTGTAGGTCCAAGGCGGAACTGTCATACGTGGAGGCACGTGAACAGTTTGCACGTAAGGTGCTTGAGTCAAACGATTACTACAACGGCCATATCCGTGTGAGGGTGCATGGAAAAGGGATTATAAAGTCTTAACAATTTCGTCAGCAAAATACTCGTAGTGTTTCCTGTGAGGATGTGCCCCATCATCTGCACGTTCTGTGAACAGTGATAATTTAGGGAATCTCGGCAACATTGTAAAATTCATTTTGTCTCTTTGCTTTTGAAGATATTGGTACACCTCATCAACCCAACTTGAAACAAACAAGTCTATGTTGTTTTGCTTACAGTAGTCTATTATTTTGTTCAAAAATCTTTTAGAATATCTATTTTTTACATCTTTTATGATGTTATCCCTGACCTCTTGCATTTTGGACAGCAATCTTTTATTCCTGTAAAACGAGTATTCACTAGTCACGTGGGACAAATCTACAGTGCTATAGATACTTATATATTTGTCATCAATAGCACAACGAACCACCCTGCGTTCAAAATTAGGAAACAGTATTAAACACTGATCAAACCCTTTTCTTTTGTGCAGTAACTTCAGATTGTGGTAAATGCCATCCACACCACTTCCGTTGATACCCATATTGAGATAGTTTGCACCTGTCCTTTGAGATAACTGAAATGGCCAAGTGTCCGAAGCGGATTGGTAAGCACCATATGTATTAGAACAGCCAAAGCAAGGAATGAATTTTTTTCCAAAGCCTTTGTGATCTCGATCTCTGTACCAATTGGTAAAACTATCGTTTGTAAATTCGTATTGAAAAATATAATCATCCTTTTTTGTAGCACAATGCCAATTATTTGACCTATGAGATAAGATGTAAAGGTCATCTAGTTCTAGGGTGAATACTCCTTTCATGGATACTTCATGTATAGATGTCAGTACAACATCACTGCCGTCTATGAGTAATGATGTGTTGTAAAATTTATTGGTTTCGATACCGTTAAGAATAATTTTATTAATGCCGATGGTATTACCCTTTGGATCCAAAGGGAAGGAAATTTTATTTTGCTTGGGATAATCTATGTCCCACTCCATAACTTTTGTGCTGAGGTGGATTTCAATTTTCAAATTCATACTACAAAAAAACCTCCGACTCGTTAAAGACGGAGGCTTTGGGTTTTGCAAAATCCAATGATCGATTACGCCGCTGTTTTGGCCGCGTTCTTAACTTCTTGAATTTCTTTTCTTCTTGCTTTGATCAGTTTAGATAATTCTGCTAGGGCCTTTCTGGCTCTTGTTGCAGAGGCTTTTACACCCTTATCAACAAACTTCCCATTCTCTTCAGAGTAAGTTTGAATTGCTGTCATTATAGCGTCATGTGTTTCATTTGACATATTATTGTCCTTCCTTTATTATCGTACGATTAACATTAATTAACGTCAGTGTAATTAAAGCACGTAAGAAGTGGTTTTGTCAACATAAAAATTAAACAATTATGTCAACATCATTGGCATAGTTGGTAAAACCATTTTCTTTGACTACTTTTAATACAGAGTTCACTCTGCTTACCAATTCGTCTTTGTGTGAGATAAGGAATATGTTCTTTTTCTGTGTCCTACTCATATCTTTTAAAACCGCCATTGAACTCTCAACACCTGATATGTCCATGCCTGCGTCCACAAGTTCGTCAATGAACAGCAAGTTGATCTGTTGATAAAGACTTTCCCACACATCTCTGAACGCCCAACTCAGACTCAGAATCAATCTGTTTCTCTCACCTCTGCTTAGATTATCAAAATCTAGTTCTCTGCCAAGTTCTTCGATACGCACACTTAGATCCGATTGGAAAGTCACAGTGTGTGGCAGTTTGACCTTGCCCAGGAAGTATGCCAATCGCTGATTCAGGTACGTTAAGTTCTGTTCTATGATCCTTGTTCTTATAAATGAATCTTTCGCTGTCAACAGTTTGTATAAAAACTCTTGATGTCTGTGTAGGTCTTCTAGTTCGTTTGCCTTCTCGTAATCGATATCTTGTATTGCCGATTTCTTCATTTCTGCAATCTGTTCTGCGTAGGTATCTTCTTTTTTCTCTGTCTGTTCCAACTGTCTCTTAAGATCCTGTAGTGATCCTTTGTGATTGAATGCTTCATCTATGGTGTCGTAGTATGTCTCTGGTATCTGACCGAGATTTCCCACGTCGTCTATGCCTTCTTGTATTTTTGCTAGATCTGTTTTTAATTTTGTTACGTAGTCCGCAGATTCTGTAAGTTGCACTTTTAGTTTGTCAACAAGATGTGTGTGCTTGTCGTCGTGTAGTTCCTGTTCACAAGTTGGACATTTCTGTTGTTCTGCATATTCTAAGTCTGCGTTTGTTTTTGTCACGGTGCTTTCCGCTTTTGTTAATGAGTTCTCGTGGTAGGCCTTTTCCTTCTCTAGACTTCTCAGCATAGTTTGTAATTCGGTTCTTTTTTGAAGTTTTTTGTGTTTTGCAATCTCTATCTCGCTGTCCACTTTGTCCAGTTCCGCTATTGCTTCTTTGAAACTTTTTATATCATCATCTTTTTGCTTTGTCCAAGCGTTTGATCTGATCTGCAGGCTTTCTATGGACTCCTGTATTTTTTCATTACTAGCAACCCTGGCATCTATCTTTAATTTTTCTTCAGTCAGCATCTGTTTTGTTGCTTTTTGTTTTTCCTTCAACAGATCTGCTTTTTGTGACAGAAGTGTTATGCCAAGCAACTGTTCGATTATCTCTCTTTGTTCTGCTTGTTTTGTAGACAAAAACGGTTGTGTGTAAGTGTTCAGTGCTATTATGTTCTTGAACATAGAATGGGTCATGCCCATTAGTTTGTTTATTTCTACCTGTGTTTCTCTGTTCTCACCTTGTGCTTCGTTACTCTCTGTTTTCTGTTCTATATCGTTGGCATAGAATCTAAATATCTGCGGTTTACGTCCTCTCTCGATCGTGTAAGTTATTCCGTTCTTTATAAATTTTACAGCAACTAACATACCTTTCTCGTTGGTCTTGTTTACAAGGTTGTCTCTTCTGATGTTTGTCAGTGCTTCGCCAAAGAACACATAACTCAATGCGTTTATGATAGTTGTCTTACCTGTACCATTCCTGGCACCTGCGTCGTCACCACCTAGGTCCATGTTCTCACCGATAACAAGCACTAGGCTTTTGTTAGAGAAGTCTATGGCTTGGACCTGATTGCCCACGCTCATGAAGTTCTTTACTGTGAGTTCTTTAATCGTTAGCAAGTTGTTTTCTCTTCCATTCGTTATATCCTTTCAACCACTCTTCCTGTGTCACAGGTTTCGCAAGTTGATCTAAAAGTGATTGTTTGGTTACAGGTTGCTCGAGATCACCCTTCAATACTTTTATCAATTTCTTTTTACTAATTCTGGACATCTAGATCATTGTAAATTGCTGTCAATACGTTCTTGTCATAGACTTCTGAGTCCACACCCTGTAACTGCTTGATAACAATTTGATCAACACTGTCAAACTTCTGCACTTCAACAAGTGGTTGCTGTGCATTGTCCACCTGTTCAGGTATCAGTTGTAGTTCTCTCAACTGGTATTTGTCTATGAATGTCTCTCTTACGAAGTTTGCTTCCTCGTAACTAATTTTTATATCAAGAGTAACCCTCACATACATTTTTGGTTTTAGGTACTTGTCTGGATCTTCTAGTAGCTCAGAAACCTTGATAGTGATGTATCTAGGCATATCCGGCCAATTGACAAATTTTGGTTCATTGCCATATTCCAATACCATCATGCCACGATCGTCATCCCAAGCATCTGCATAGTTGTGTGGGAAGGCGTTGCCCATATACGTGACGTTCTTCATGTACTGTCTCTTGTGGAAGTGTCCTGAGAACACTTTACCGCAACCTGCGAAATGATCTGTCTGTATTCCGCCCACGTCTGGCATCTCCACCATTGCGTTCATTTTGAAGTAAGGCAGTTCGAAGTGTCCAAAAACATACTTCTGTTTCATTTTTTCAATTTTCTTCCATTCGTCTTCCACAATCCATGGGAGTATGGCAACATCGTCTTCCACTAGCCATTCATTTACGATGTGTATGTTTGGAATGTTCCTGATGTATTCCATTGAATTAATTTCTCTCTTGTCTCTGTAATACAGGTCATGGTTTCCCATGATCACATAAACTTTTTCAAATGCCGCACCCAGCCGTTCCATGTTGGAAACTGTGTAGTTCATGGTGCTTACGTTTGTGGCAGATCTATGGTGATGCCAGTCGCCCAGGAATATACAGGTCTCACAACCTTCTGCCTTGGCCTGTGTTATGAACCACTTTACGAACTCTTCGCAGTCATCGTTGTGTACACGACTGTTGCCTTTGAGGCCAAAGTGTATGTCCGTAAAACAGGCTACCTTTTTAAAGAATGCCATGGATTACCATTTCTTCTTAACGATTGGTTTATGATTGGTCATGTCTATCTTGTTCTTGAATTGCACGTCGTCAAAATCATCAGAGTCCAGTTTGCCTTTTTTCTTTAACGTCTTGTTTAATTTCTTTAATGTGGTCTTGTTGACCTCATGCACGTCACCGTGTGCGGTCTTCATTCTCTTCTGGTATGACGGTCCTGCAGTCTCGTTCTCATTCTGTCTCGTGAAACTAGGCATCATGCCGTTGAACTCCAATAGGTCATCTCTGATCGCTTGATTCTTCTTTTCAATGTTCAGTATCCTCGTGAAACTGTTTGTGATCGCCGCCGTGTAGTACGCGAACGGGTTGTCTGATTTTGATTCATCAAACTGTAGTCCAATCTGACTCAACTGCATCAGTGCCTGTGATTGCATCTCGTCGTTGTAGGTGTAACCTCTCCAGTTGGCCCTGGTACCATATCTCTCACACAACTTCATGTACATCATGGCCAGTTGGTTGGTCATCTTGCCATGGTCCACAGAGAAGTGTCCGTTGTCCATGCCACCCACCCAGTGGCTTTTGCCCACACACACCAGTTTGCCTTTTTTGTCAAACTTGTAGTGTTGGAATGGAGGGAAGTTCACTTTTGAATGATGGTCCGCTGTTGTCTTGGGATTTCGTTTCCGCTCGTCATCCATGGGCACGTGATCGAACATCATGACCCTGAACACGAGATCGGTCTTCTCTATCTTCCTGGGACTGACAGTGTAGTCCACTAATTTTATTTTTTTAAGTCCTGACGCTTTGGCTTCCTCCCATGCTTCTTGTGTGAGTCTCTTGGCCTTGGCTTTTCTGGCCTGCGCCACCGCACTGGCGTTGACTTTCTTTAAATTTGGCACTATTAAGTCATACTGTGCGTCCTCGGGTGCGACGTATGAGCAGTAGGTGTTTTTGCTGGCGTGTATCTGTGCCAGTAGATCTCGGTTGTTTAGGTACTTGACTCTCTTCATAATTTGTTCTCTTTATATTGTGTTGATTCGTGTCGTATGGTGAATTAAGTGCGCCTAAAATAATGCCTATAAATATAGTTAAAGTATACGAAATTTTACAAAGGAAAGCAACCATATAATGGCATTCGGAGACATAGGCAAGATAGTGAAGAACGTGGGAGGGGGCATATTCAACAGGACCCTGGGCAGGCTAACGGGTGCTGGTATTTCCACGGATTCGAGGATAGTGCAGGCCAGGGCAAAATGGTCTGGACGGAGTGATAAAAGAGATTGGCGTGTGAGACTGCAGATACCAAACGGCGCAGACGCGGTCTACGATTCAATACTGGCCAACAACGACCTATTGAATCCATTGGTGCCTTCACGTGGCATATTCTGGCCATTGACTCCAGCGGTTGTGATACAGCATTCCGCCAACTACAATCCGTTGGCACAGACACACAGCAACTATCCGTTCCAGGCGTACCAGAACTCACAAGTGGATTCCATGAACATAATCGGAGAGTTCCCTGTGCAGAATTCAGATGATGCCAAACACTGGGTGGCCACTGTGAACTTCCTGAGGACCATAACCAAGATGTATTTTGGTAAGGAACAAGCACTCAAAGGTAACCCACCACCGATCATGCACCTGTCAGGGTATGGTGATCACATGTTCAACAAGGTGCCGGTTGTAGTTAACACATTCAACGTGGAACTTAGACCAGGCATTGACTACATCTCCACCAAACAGACAAACACACCCTACAGAGAACTGAATGGACCAGATGCTGGTTTTGACTTGTCTAATGACCAAGGAGCATCACAGACCTGGGCACCAACACTGTCAAACATATCAGTGCTGGTTACACCTATCTACAGCAGAGAGTCCGTAAAGAACTTCTCACTGTCAGAATTCGCACGTGGCAAGTTGAGTGGCAAGGGTGACGGAGAGATAGGATTCATCTAATGGCCAAGTACTCTTCAACATCACCATACTTCAATACTCCACAGAATGAGGTCAATCTTGAAACGTTTGTTCCCAGAACCATAACTGCGGAGGACGATGATCAGAGTTACACCATCGAGAGGACATACGCATACAGGCCAGACCTGTTGGCCTATGACCTATATGGATCACCTAGACTATGGTGGGTGTTCGCACAACGTAACCCAGACCAGATAGAGGATCCCATATACGACTTCAAACCAGGAGTGACCATACAGTTGCCTAAACCCAGCAACGTCAACTCAGATCTAGGAATATAACATGGCGTCAAGCATGAAGGAAACAAATCCGCTACACATGGCCGCCAGTTACAACACGATATTCACCCTCAGTGGTATCAGAGAGTCTGAAATACGAGATCACAGTTTCTTAAAGAATGCTCCACATGACATCATAGCACGTACTGGAGGCATCGGTGAGAACCCTAAGCTCACTAGTGGTGGAGACATATTTGCGGGCACAGGTGGTGCGAAGGCAGATGACAAGATTGTCAGGGACGCATACAAAGATTTCACAGGACGTTATCAGGACAGCATAAGCATCTTGAAGAGGAGCCATGACATGTTTATTGAGAACGTCAACATACTTTCAACGGTGGGACCAAATGCAGAAAGGAACCTGGCCAACTTCACCAAGATGGAGTTCGAGGTGCACGAGCCCTATGGCATCACACTGATAGAGAAGGTCAGGGCCGCGACCGCACTGAACGGATTCCAGGACTACCAGGACGCACCATTGTTGCTGACCATAGAATTTAAAGGGTTCGACGAAAACGGGAGACCACTTGGGTTCAAAAGGAAAGGCGGCACCGATGGGCTTGTAAGGAAGATACCCATACTGATAGCACGTGTAGATTTTGACGTGAACGAGGGTGGTGCCAAGTACAACGTGGTTGCGGTCCCGTACACTGATCTAGGGTTCGACGACAGATTCAAATTCCCAAGGACAAGTTTGATACAGGCTGGCAACAAAGCAGAAGATTGGTGCATTGATGTTGCCGCACAACTTGACGTACAGATGGAGCAGGAGATAGCAGAAAACAAACGGCAATTCAAAGACACATACATATTCAAGATAGATCCCGAAGTGTCCAAAAACGGCCTCGATTATCAATCAGTCACGGACAGCATCGCTAACACTTCCACTGCGGAACAACATGATGAGATAATCAACATTGGTGGAGGGTACAAAGAGACCGCCACGAACAAATTACAGGGACTGGTAACAGGAACCCAATACAAGAGCACGGCCAAGGCAGACAGTTTCACCGCACTAACTAAATTCTTCGAGGACGCGGTAAGGCAGTCGTTTGGTTACCTCAGCCTGGTGCAGAACTTCTGGGTGGGATACCTGACAAGCCTGGGACACACAGTGACCAAGGACGACACAGACAAGATCCGGAGCATAATCCGTAGCAAGAAATTCCAGGAAGATGTAGCCAAGGAGCCTTTCGTTCCGTGGTTCAAGGTAAAACCCACTGTAGAGACTGATACGACTCGATTCGACAACATAACCAAGATGCATCCAAAGACCATAATATACCGTGCCATGCCTTACAAGATACACATCTTGAAACTGATAGGTTCGGGAATGAGTCTAAAGACAGACTGGTCCAAGTACGTGCGGAAGGAATACAATTACCTGTACACAGGAGATAACCTGGATGTGCAGGGATTGAGGATTAATTACAAGTCAGCCTATTACATGAGGAATGTGAGGGAAGCCAAGGACACAACCGAGGCAGGTATATTAGAGGATTTGAAACAAACAATACTGGAAGCATTTGGCCAGGAAAAAGACCCAGAGCCCACACTACCATTGAGACAGTATCCGTCTATAATCAAGGGTAGGAGTACCGTTAGCACGACCAATCCAGAGAATCTTAAAGCACAGGAATTCTATGACTACCTGACCAATCCAGAGGCGGACATGATGCGTATAGAACTGGACATACTGGGAGACCCGGCATACATATGCCAGGACATATACATGCCTGTGGATGACAAGGAAAAAGACAAAACCCCAACAACAACCGGCGGTGGCACAGGACCATTCAACAATAGGGCACACAGTTTCAACGCAGATCAGTTCATGACCTGCATAAATCTCAGATACAGATTGCCCGCGGACATAAATGAAAAAGAAGGAACCATGTTTTCAGGCACAGAAAAATTCAGAGACGAGAACCTGTTCTTCAGCGGAGTGTACCAGGTGGTAAAAGTGGACAGCAAGATGGACAATGGACAGTTCATGCAGACGCTGACCTGTGTGAGGATGAACAACCAGACTGGCGAAGGTTTACCAGTGGAATTGGTCAACTCAGCAAGGATAGGAAACGAAATCATAGCAAGTGCAAAATCAGATGCTGGTAATAAATTCAAAGGTAATAGGACCAGGCACGGCACCGTAGAGAACATCACAACCAAGGTAAGTGAGAAAATCAACGAGGTAACTAAAATAAAAAAAAATTTAAGAGGGATGAATAGATAATGTCATACACAGATTCCAGGGGATTTACGGACTCGCAGGACAACCAGAAGAGTTTCAACGAGAAGTACGTTGACAACGATGCCGGTCCCTACATTGCCACTGTAAAGACCACAGTGGATCCATTGAGGATGGGACGTCTGGGAGTCAACATACCAGCACTGACCAACACCACTAATCCCAAGCCATCACAGATCACTTGGTGCCAATACCTGTCACCGTTCTATGGGGTCAAGAGTCTCAGGACAGTGTCTAAGACAGATCCCTATTCATTCAAGGACACACAGCAGTCATACGGAATGTGGGCAGTGCCACCAGACATAGACACCACGGTGTTGGTGATATTTGCCAAGGGAGAAAATCAAAACGCAAACGCCTTTTGGATGGGTTGTGTGCAGGATCCACTGACCAACCAGATGGTTCCAGGACACGGTGCCACAAACAAAACCAGGGTCGCCGGCAACAACACAGATTTCGCACAGAGCAAAAAAGATCTTTACGGCACGGATGTTTTACCAGCAGGTGAGAAAAATAGAAACATGTTTGATCCGGGCGACACTGTAGCCAGTGCCGACAAATGGAATTATCCCATTAACGACGCATTGGCAGAACAACTGCAGTCGCAGGGACTTGTGCAAGACACAGTCAGGGGCACCACTACCTCATCTGCACGTAGGGAATCACCAAGCCGAGTATTTGGTTGGAACACCCCTGGCAGGATCAAAGAAGACAGCACACCGAGAAATATTGGTCTCGGTGAATCACCGGAATTAGTTGAAAGAGAAACTGGACACAGTTTCGTAATGGATGACGGTGCAGTAGACGGCACCAACCAACTCACAAGATTGAGAACCGCTTCAGGACACCAACTGTTGATGAACGACTCGGAGGGTGTGGTGTACTTGGCCAACGGATCAGGAAAAGCATTCATTGAGATGGCCAAGGACGGCACTATCAGTGTGTATTCAGACGGTGGAATAAATTTAAGATCAGGTAGGGACTTCAACCTACACTCAGACATGAACATCAACTTCCACGCCAAGGGTGCCATAAATTTCACTTCAGAGACAAACGTGGCCTTGAACGCGGAAGGTTATGTGTTTGCGATGGGGGACAAAGGCATACTGAACAGTTCACAGAAGGGCTCAGTTAGGAACTACGCTAGGGACGGGATAAGTTCATTCACGGACGGAACACAACTGCACGGAGCGAAGGGCAGGATAGACCTGGCAGGATCACAGGTGCACTTCAACTCGGTGGGTGCTAGTAGCACGTGGGGGCCTGGTTGGCTAAAACCAGATGCCATAGGCATCAAGGTCACAGACGGCTTGATAGACATCGACGACGACAATCCTCTACCGCAAGGAAAACCCAACAAGATCGAGAACAAGACCACTGTGTCGGACTTCGTCACCCATGAACCATATGACAGGCAGAGTAGCACACAGAGGACAAAGGCATTCATAAATGAAGCAATGGCAGAGATCAAGGCAACCAGCCCGGAACTGTCAGCAACAGAACTGAAAATAATCAAGGCGGAACTGTTGAAACAGCCGAGCATAAAGGCAGTGTCTGACAAACTGGGCAAAGTGGTCAAACTCAACGACAAGATCAAACTGCCCGTGAAGAATCTCAACACGCTCGTGAGCAAGGCAAATGACATACAAAAATTATTTGAAGATCCAAAAGGTGCGGCGATGAATTTCGTGCAAGGTAAAATTGCAGACTTGAAAAATCAGGCCATCTCGGCGGTGAGGAGTTTCTTTAGATTTTAGGGAGTAAATATAGCATATGGCATACGGGGATTCAGGATCAGGCGATTTATCAAACAAATCAGTTACCTTCAAGGGTTTCAGTTCACGTGCGGACAAGAAGAACTTCAAACTGTATGACTTCGAGGTGGCCAAGCAGGACCTGATCAACAGGTTGAGCATACGTAAGGGCGAGAGGGTGGAGAATCCAGAGTTTGGCACAATAATATATGATGCCATATTCGAACCATTCACAGAGGATCTGAAAGACGCCATTGTAGAGGACATAACAGCAAATCTCAACGCAGATCCACGTATCAGCACGGAAGAGATCTTGGTCACGGAAGCGGACAAGGGCATAGCCATACAGGCCACTATAACCTATGTGCCACTGAACATCACAGAGAAACTGAGATTCAACTTCGATGAGAATTCGTTGTTACGCCTATCTTAATATACGCATATTTCCTAACATATAAATACCATTGTAATTACAATGGCCACAACAGATAGACAGAACAGATTATTAGTAGCGGAAGATTGGAGGAAGATCTACCAGGCTTTCCAACAGGCCGACTTCAAATCATACGATTTCGAGACCTTGAGAAGGACCATGGTGGCCTATCTCAAGGAGAACTACCCGGATGACTTCAACGATTTCGTTGAAAGTTCTGAGTACGTGGCACTGATAGATCTCATAGCATACATCTCACAGGCACTTTCATTCAGGGTTGACCTGAACGCCAGGGAGAACTTCCTAGAGACAGCGGAGAGAAGGAATAGTGTTCTACGATTGGCGAGATTGATCAACTACAACGCCAAGAGGAATCAACCAGCCACAGGAATGTTGAAGATAGATTCAATATCCACCACACAGGACGTGCAGGACAGCACAGGTACAAATCTAGCAAATCAAAATATTATTTGGAATGATTCAGCAAACTCAAACTACAGGGAGCAGTTCACTGCGATACTGAACGCGGCCAACCAATCAGGACAACTGTTCGGCAATCCCAGGGAGTCAGGCACAATAGGTGGCATCAGCACAGAGGTCTACACCCTGAGCTCAAATCAGTTGGATCTACCCATATTCAAATTCCAGAAGTCAGTGGGAGGCGTGTCTAGATCATTCGAGATAGTGCCCAGCACTATTAATGATTCTGATTCAATATACGAATCTTCACCAGTGCCCGGAACTGGGTTGACCTACACCTATAGGACCGATGGTTCTGGTGACAGTTCAAACAACACGGGATTCTTCTTCCTGTTCAAACAGGGCACTCTACAGCAGTCAGACTTCACAGTGGACACGTCAGTGACCAACTACGTCAAACCTTTGGATGCATCCAACATCAACAACACAGACGTGTGGTTGTACAAGTTAGATCAGTTTGGACAGTTGTCAGAGTCATGGACCAAAGTTCCATCACTGTCGGGCAACAACGCAATTTATAACTCTCTGTCAAAGGCAGAGAGAAACACTTACAACGTGGTGACCAAGAACAACGACGCGATCGACCTTGTGTTTGGAGACGGCAACTTCTCTAACATACCACTTGGAAGTTTCAGGACCTACTACAGGGTCAGCGACAACGCCAAGTATGCGATACAGTCATCGGACATACAGAACGTACAGTTGACCGTGCCATACACGGACGCCAACGGTGCACAGCAGAGTTTGACCATGAGCATAAGTTTGAAGGCCAGCGTTTACAATTCAGCGGCGACCGAATCAAATGATTCAATAAAAGAGAAAGCCGCACAGGTCTACTATTCACAGAACAGGATGATCACAGCAGAGGACTACCAAGTGGTGCCTTTGAGTGCGTCACAGGAAATAGTGAAAGTGAGATCCGTAAACAGATCGGCATCAGGTATATCGAGGGCAAAAGAAATACTTGATCCAACCGGTGCATATTCTAACGTGAGTGTGTTCGCAGAGGACGGAATATTATACAGGGAAGAATCTCTACAGCAGTTCACATTCACTTTCAACAACAGGAGTGACGTACAGTCAACAATAGACACATCTGTAGAAGCGAAACTTAAAGAAGCGTATGCTAGGCAGTTCTACTATCTGAAGTACGGAACTAAAGATGCCAGCACACTTTCCGCAACATGGAATTCAACTACAACATCTACGAATACCAACACAGGTTATTTCACTTCTGGTGGAGCGTTGGTGATAGGTGATTTTGCAACTTCAAACATGAAGTTCGCTAAACCAGGTGCTTTGGTTAAATTCACATCACCGGACACAAGAAAGTTCTTGAACGGTACACTAGTAACCTCTACTACGGACAACGCAGAAGACAGGGCATGGGCCAAGATAGGAGATGTTGTGCTTGATGGAGCCAACGGTGGAGTTGGCAATCTTGAATCAGGGGTAGGTCCTGTGACTCTGGCAGACATCATACCAAACGGGTCTGTGGTCAATGCCATAATCCCTAATTTTACAACTTCGTTTTCATCAACACTAGAAACAGATTTGCAAGACAGGATAGAGGCTTACGAGGAATTTGGATTGAGATATGACGTCGATTCAGAAACATGGAAGGTGATAACATCAACAAATTTAAGCACTAGCACAGTCTTTGATTTAGCCGGAGCGGGATCAACCACAGGCACAAACGCTGATGCTAGTTGGTGGTTCAAGTTCACAAATGACGGCAATACATATACGGTGCAGTACAGGAAATTAGATTACATATTCGAATCTGAATCACAGAACAAGTTCCATTATGACGTGGAAGAGAAAATTTACGATTACACAACAGGCAAGAGTGTCAAGGACACAGTCAAGATATTGAAGACCAATAGCATTGTTTCAACGGGCAATAGTGTTGGATATCCAATCACGTGGCAAGTGGTTGACGTAGTCACAGAAGCAGACGGTTTCCAGGATAACAGGAAAGTAAAGATTGGATTCTTTGATGCTGATGATGATGGAGTAGTAGACAACCCTGAAATATTTGACATTTACGTTGAGCCTACACTTTCGGAATCTACTAAATTTGTGTTCTTTGAAAAGTACACGTCCTATGACAACATCGAAAGATTCAGACCATACGCATCAACCAACTTTGTTGTTGCTGAAAAAGAAACTGATATCAATTTAAACACGTCCACTTATACCGACGGGCAACTATTTTATTTCTATGACAGTGCCGAGGACGTGATCAAGAAGTACAGTTCTACCACCAACACTTTAAGCACTACTACTGACTACACAGCAAGGAAAGGCAGAGGTTCTATTGATTTCCAGTACAAGCACCACGCAGGACAGGAAACCAGAATTGATCCTAGTGTATCAAACATCGTTGACGTATATCTGTTGGAGAGAACCTATGACAACCTGTTCAGAATCTGGTTGCAGGAAGGTGGATCGAAACCAACTGTGTCCACAGCAGACCAGTTGAGGATAAATTACTCAGGCACACTTAACCCATTGAAATCTTTATCTGATCAAATCATTTACCATCCAGTAAAATACAAAATTTTGTTTGGTTCAAATGCAGATGAACAACTACAGGCAACTTTCAAGGTTGTTAAAAATCCAAAGACCAATGTGTCAGATGCAGTGATCAAGACCAGAGTGATCGCCTCAATAAACGAATTCTTCGCACTAGACAACTGGGATTTTGGAGACACTTTTTACTTCACAGAATTGGCCGCTTACATACACAATCAACTAGCACCAGACTTGTTGACAGCGGTTATTGTGCCCAACCAGTCAGGACAGGGTTTTGGGTCCTTGTTCCAACTTGACTCAGCGGCAGACGAAATTTTCATCAGTGGGGCCACCGTTGATGATGTGTCAATCATAACAGCACTGGGAGCCAACCAACTGGCGGCCTCCGGCACTGTGGTCACATCGACATCAACTGCCACGACGAACACCACGACAGGATCAGCAGTGTCAGGCTCTACTACAACAGGTTCCGGTTCAAGCACCGGCAGTAGTGGGTCAGGATACTAATGGCGGACAATCCCACAAACGCATTAACAAATAACGAAGTTGTCAAACAGGGCACGAACGAGTACAGACGTACAGTACAGCACCTACCCGCTTTCTACAGGACGGACGCTAACCAGCGGTTCCTGGCCAGCACCATGGATCCGTTGGTACAGAAAGGTTCACTGGAGAGGCTGGATGGTTACATTGGTAGACAGGACGCATACACAAGGAGTGTCAGTGATAGATATATCACCGCAACAAGCAGGGACAGATTCGCATATCAGTTAGAACCTGCAGTCACATACACGGATAGAGACACAACGTCGGTGAATCCTGAAGATCAGGTCAAGTTCACAGGAACGTACGATGATTATATAAACCAGATAAAGTATCTGGGAGGCAAGGTCAACAACCACGACAGGCTCAACAAAGAGACCGTGTACAGTTGGAACCCAGCCATAGACTACGACAAATTAGTCAACTACAGAGAATACTACTGGATGCCGGATGGTCCTAGCTCTATTGAAATTGATTCTGTTGGACCAAGTGTGGTAGCGGAATACAGTGTAAAAAACAACAGTCAATCAGCATACGAGTTCACACACAGGGAGAATGAGAACAATCCCATACTGACACTATACAGAGGCAACACATACAAGTTCAGTGTGAATGCCAAAGGACACCCTTTCTGGATAATGACCGAACCCTACAAGAGCAAGGTTTCATTAGACGGATCAACATCTACCATATTTGACACAGGTGTCACTAACAACGGTGCCGACGAAGGAACGGTCACATTCACCGTGCCCACGTCTGGTGCACCAGACACTTTATACTACCAGTGTGGCAACCATGATGCCATGTACGGCATACTACAGATAAAAGATGCCACAAGCACCACAGCGATAAATGTCGAGGACGATATCATAGGGGTCAAGAATTACAGTATTAGAACTCTGGACCTATCAAACGGTATGAAGATAAAATTCACAAATTCCCTAGTGACAAGTTCTTATCAAGACAAGGAATACTACGTAGAGGGTGTTGGTGATGCCATAACATTAACCGATGTGGAGGATCTTATCACACCAGGCAGTTATGCCACTGAATCTACGCTACTGTATGATCAAGCAGGATACGATTCACGTCCATACGCCAAAGCGTTCTACACACCAGAAAACAAAGATTACATGACGATCAAGAGAGACTCACGTGATCAGAATGCCTGGTCAAGATACAACAGATGGTTCCATAAATCCGTCATAGAGGAAACTGCGAGGGTCGGTGGATTCACTCCCGTCCTTGATGAAGATGACAGAGCAAAGAGACCGATCATAGAATTTGACTCTGGACTTGCATTATACAATCATGGCACTGTGGCCAAAAGATCCATCACACTGTATGACACAGTCACAACGGACGCATTCAGCACAGTGGTCAAACAGACAGGCTACATCATTGATGGACTGGCACTAGCAGACGGAATGAGAGTCATATTTGCGGCGGACACAGATCCAATAGTAAAGAACAAGATATATGACGTCAACTTTGTGACAGCGGGAGATTCCACGCAAGTCATTAACTTGACCGAAGCGTCGGATGCCACACCCACCGCAAACGATTCAATTTTCATCGAATTTGGAACAAATAATCAAGGCAAATCTTTTTACTATGATTCAACAACAGAGACTTTCAAGGAAGCACAACAGAAAACAGGAGTAAATCAGCAACCTCTGTTCGGTATGTGGGACAACAATCACATCTCGTTCGATGATGCCACAGCATATCCCAACTCAACCTTCGCAGGAGCAAAAGTGTTCGCTTTCGCAACGTCGGACACGGCAACCAAGGACACAGTGTTGGGAATCAAAGTCAAGTACAACACAATCAACAATGTGGGCGACATAGTCTTTGAATCGGACCACACATCGGGAACGTTCACTTACAAGGACGGTGCACAGACATTAACAAAAAATTTAGCAGAAGGCCATCTGCACTACACAACAGGAAGAGCAACACACAATTCACGTAGTGCCTGGATCAAAAGGACGACGGAAAACAAACAGCGTGTGATCAGGACTTTCATAGTCGACGCAACTGAGAAGCAGTTTTTCCCGATTGACTTCTACAAGGATTCAGCGGAACTAACCGATCTTGAAGTATCAGTTTCTGTAAACGGTTCGCGTAAGACACTGACCACCGATTACACACTAGAAACAGGAACAAAAAACAAATACGTAAAATTTAATACTGCCCTTGAAGTCGATGATCAGATCAGGATAGCAGGACACAGCAGTACTGACAAGATTGCTGAAAAGGGTATATACGAGATACCGGAAAATTTAGCGACAAACAGTCTCAACCAACAGTTAGGCACATTCACATTTGGACAGATACTGGCCCATGTCAGAGATATACTTGACAAGAATCAAGATGTCACAGGGGCGATACCAGGAGTTTCGAATCTACGAGATAAACCAGATGCGAGATTGAAGGGCGGTAGCATACACCAACACGAAGGGCCATTGCTCCCAGCCATATTTGGGTTGGTGGATCAGAATTCCAACGTAACTTCATCGATAGATTATGTCAGCCAGGAATACGAGAAATGGTACAATGCTTTCTTGACACACGCCACAGGCACTGCTTACGAAGGCGTGGCCGCGGACAGAGTCGATGAAATTATAACAGCCATAACACCAGGAAGGAACAGCACGTTTCCATTCTTTTATGAGGACATGTTAGGGTGGGGAGAAAATGTTTCAACGAGATCGTACACAGTGATGGGATCATCTCAGACCGAGTATGCTCTCGACTCACAACACAACATCACAACATTGAGCAATAGAGCAGTATACGTTTATCTCAATGACGTTCAGTTATTATTAGGAACAGATTACACTTTCAGCACAACAGACGATAGTGTCAACATTAGCAAGGCATTGGCCGAAGGCGATAAGATCTTGATCAAAGATTACGCAGACACCACGGGCAGTTACATGCCACCGTCACCGACTAAACTGGGAATGTATCCCAAGTTCACACCGGAGACATTCACAGACACTACGTATCTCACAGACACAGCGGTTATCCGTAAGCACGACGGTTCCATAATCAAGGCGTATGGAGATGAACGTGATGATTTAATATTAGAGTTGGAAAAAAGAATTTACAACAACATCAAGGTGACCTACGATGCCACTTTGGTAGACTTACACGATGTGTTGCCAAGTGCTTTCACATCAACGGAATACACGCTACAAGAAGTGGACGGGGTGATGGGACCTGATTTCTATCAGTGGGCAGGTCGCAACAATGTGCAGTACATCAACAACACAGCGTTCACAGAAGGATCACCATTTACGTACAACTATGCTAGATCAAAAGGCAGACTGATAAATGAAAACTTACCAGGATACTGGAGAGGCATATACAAATATTTCTACGACACAGATGCTCCGCATGTCAGACCATGGGAGATGTTGGGTCATTCAGAGAAGCCTAGCACGTGGGACGCTACCTACGGAACTGCTCCATACACATCAGGCAATGATGTCTTATGGAACGCGATAGCAACTGAGCCTGGCAGATACGGCAAGCCTTTGATCAGGAACTACCTACCTGTTGATGCATCGGGTAACCTACTAGATCCATTGGCGGCGGGACTAGTTGACAATTTTGATATACCAGGAAGGCAGAATGCATGGAAGTTTGGCGATCAAGCACCAGCGGAGACGGCATGGAGGAGATCCAGTGCTTACCCATTCACGGTCATAAAGACATTGGTACTGACTAAACCGGCTAAGTTCTTCTCAAATTTATTTGATCCATCCAGATTAACGACTAACGTTGCAGGCAACCAGATCAACACAGAGACTGGTATCAGGAACACACTGGCAACAGCGAAATATCATCTGGAAACAGAAACAAATACAGCAACAGGTGTAACGACAAGATACCAGACGGCAGGATATCAACCCTTTGTGATCAATTATTTGATATCAAGGAACCTAGACACTAAAACTTTTTATTATGATAAAATGAAGAACTTATCTGTACAACTATCGTACAAGTTGGGCGGATTCACAGACAAAGCCAATATAAAGATCTTAACAGACAGCGTGTCTCCGGGATCTAAGTCAGGGTCAAAATTCATACCAGATGAAAACTACAAGATACTTTTCAGGACATCAAATCCTGTAGAGAGTTACCAATATTCTGGTGTGCTGATCGAGTACAACACAGATATCAGCCAGGATGGATCTACATTACTGGGCGGATACAAGGTGTTGGGTTACAGCACTACCAAACCATATTTCAATTTCAACTATCCGGTCAAGACCACGACGGCCACAGCGGTATCGATCGAGGGGTCGACAGTAGTCAGACAATACACTGCATACCAAGAAACCACGCAGACCATACCATATGGTCACGTGTTTGACACCATACAGGACGTTACAGACTTCTTGTTTGGCTATGGACAATGGCTTGAATCACAAGGATTCCGATTCAACAAGTTCTCGAACGAACTCAAAGAAACACTGAACTGGTCAAATGCTGTACGAGAATTTTTATTCTGGACCACACAGGAATGGGCTCCAGGATCAGCGATAACTGTTTCTCCGGCCGCTGATGGTTTCGAACTAGACACCAACAACAGCATTGTTGGGAAACTGAAGAACCTGGCAGGTGACTATTCACTACTAGACTCGGGAGGCAGGAAGATAGACATCAGTGAGATATCAACCAAGCGAATTGGCAAGACTTTTGAACTGGGGATCAAGTCCGACACGGTTGGACTGTACAACATAGCACTGAACACCGTACAGAAGGAACACGTACTGTTGTTCGACAACAGCACAGTGTTCGCTGACATCATTTATGATCCATTCACAGGATTCAGACAACAGAGACTGAAACTGGTGGGTTGGAAGACAGCAGGATGGAATGGAGACTACTACGCACCTGGCTTCGTATTTGACGCCGCACAGGTCACATACTGGACTGCCAACACAGACTACAGGATCGGCGACAGCGTAGAGTACCAAGGCAAGTTCTACGTGGCAAAAACCAATCACAACTCGGGTGCCACTTTTGAAAAAACCAACTGGACACTCAAAGATGAGAAACCAGCACCACAGTTAATACCCAACTTCGAGTACAAGATAGCACAGTTCAACGACTTCTATGATTTAGAGACCAACAACTTCGACGAATCGCAACAGCAGTTGGCCCAGAGGCTCACAGGATACCAGTCTAGGGACTACCTGGAGAACCTTTTCGTCAATGACGTGTCGCAGTACAAGTTCTACCAAGGCTACATCAGGGAGAAGGGCACACAGAACGCCATAGACAAGATCTTGAAGGCCAAGTATGAGGGAGAGGACATCACGCTGGACCTGTATCCGGAATGGATGATTCGTACAGGTAACTTTGGTAACACAGATTCAATACAGAACATACAGATCACGTTGAAAGACGACGAGATCACGGCAAATCCACAGAGCATAGAGTTGTTGGACACAACCAATGACACGGTAGAATATGCAAGATCAGATGCCATAGTCAAAGACAACTTCTACTACAAGCCAGTTGAGTACACGGCATCTACCACATTCCATAGATTGGACTACACCAAGGAAGGGGTCAGCAGGGACACAGCACAGGTCTTTAAGACCGCAGGGTATCCTCAACCACAACAGGTACAGCACACAGCGTTCAACATAGAAGAGATCCTCAACTTGGACATGAATGCTATATCAACCAATGATCTAATATGGGTTGCCAACAAAAGCAACAGGGATTGGGACGTTTTCAGGATCACGAGTGCAAGTATAAAGATAGCAGATCTACACTTGATAAACGATGCCTCACAGTTGGAGATCACGTTCACTGGCTCCCACAACCTGACGGCAGGGTCAACGACCACACAGGCAGATTATTTTGCAATATCAAACAGCGAGGAAGCAACACTTAATGGTGTGTACCAGGTCAGTGCAACGCCGGACCACAAGACAGTGATCATAGATTATGACGGCAATGTGGGATTCATTCCCGCACTTGAGGACGGGTCAACGGCAGACAGTTACGGAAACATCTACAAGTTCGTGTCTGTGAGATTAGCGTCAATGGACAACGTCAACGACCTGATAGATTTTGAAAATTACACAGACAAGGATGACGCTATAGAACAGCCGGGAGACAAAGTGTTCGCAGATGCGGACAGTTCAGGATTGTGGCGTGTTTACGAGAAGCAAGATCCGTACACCACAGCGATAGTCTTATCGCCAGACGCCAGCACAGCAGAGCAGGAGTTTGGACACAGGATCGTGGCACGTAATGACGGAAGGACGGTGATTGCGTCCGCACCAGGCAAAGGCCAAGGTGAGGTACACTTCCTGTTTAGATCTTCCACAGAAGCAGGAGCAACATTACAGACGCAGTCAACAGCCACCATGACAGACAACAACGACAACACCAGCAGGCTGGGAGAGTCTCTGTCGATCAGTACTGACGAGAACTTTGTGGTCGCAGGAGCACCATACACCAATGCAGTTGGCGCCGATGGAAGCACAAGATTTATTGATTCAGGGCTGGTCAAGGTCTACATATGGGATCAAAGCACATTCAAGTATGGAATACTAGACACAGTGAGAGCACCTACAGATGGTTCCACGTTGAATGAGAATGCCAACTTTGGGTGGGCACATAAGGTTTCGGAACCTGGCGCTAGTTCTGTTAGATCAACCCCTGACAAATACATGTTCGTATCAGCACCAGGTCATGACAACGACAAGGGTCGGGTGTACATGTACACGTGGGGAATTGGTGCAGACGGATCAACATACGACACTTGGACACAGGACTACACCATAGAAGCACCGGCGGGTGGGTCAGGACAGAGATTTGGACACAGGATACAGGCCAACGACAACGGTGATATTCTGGCAGTAAGTTCACTTGCACCAGGCAATGCAGGCAAGGTAGAGATATTCATCAAGACATCACAAAGCAATGATGGTAGCACACAGAATTCATTCGCACTGGCACAGACCTTGACAGGTGTGGCGTCAGACGGGTCAAGCATAAACACAGCGTTTGGTGAATCCATAGCAATGAGCAAGGATGGCACTACACTTATCATAGGTGCACCAGGTGTTGATGGCACTACACATCCAGATGCGGGGGCCATATACTACTACAAATGGAACGCAGACGATTCAACAAACACTTACACCTTACAACAGACCATAACTGCACCTGAATCAAGTACCAACATCAAGTTTGGTACAAGTTTAGATATTAATAATAATGGTACAAGGATTATAATAGGTGCAGAAAAATTTGCGAGCTCTAGGGAGATGAAATTTGACGCAGGCGAGACGACCTTTGATCTACAGGATACTACTATAGTTGACAGCAACACAGAATCCGGAGGTGCGTTCACGGCAACCATGTACAACACAAAATACATCGTGGATGACAGATTGATGACAGACAATGTCACAGCAGACGATGACTTTGGAAGAGGCGTTTGCATGATTGACAATTCCGTTTTCGTTGGAGCACCAAAAGACGACGGCAACACAACATCAGACGGAAGCACCAAGGTAGTAAACGATGGTACTGTCGCGTGTTACGATCTCACAGTGAATGGTCAATATGCATGGAATAACCTAGTCACTGAAACGGCGTTGATGGACACTGATAAACTGGGCAAAGTTTTTGAATTCAATAAAAAAACAAAACAATTACAAGACTATTATGATTTGTATGATCCTATAAAAGGCAGAATACTTGGTTTAGCAGACAGGGAGATCGACATCAAGACTGCGTGGGATCCAGCGACCTACAACGTGGGGGACAAAGCCGACCTTAAAACACCATGGGCGGAGACACACGTAGGAGAGGTATGGTGGGATCTATCAACGGTGAAATGGTTGTGGTACGAACAAGACACACAGGAATACAAGCAAAATCATTGGGGACAGACGTTCCCAGGTTCAAGCATAGATGTTTATGAATGGGTCGAGTCAAGGCTCCTACCGAGTGAATGGGACAACAGGGTCGAAGGAACAAGTTCAACGATATCAGGCACAGCATTATATGGTGATGACTCTCGATACACAGTGGTTCAGAAATATGATTCGAGATTAGACACATTTGTCAACTATTACTACTACTGGGTCAAAGACAAGACAACATTGCCAACAGGCCACCATACAAGGGGTGACAGGCACGCTCACCAACACAGGAAGAACACAGTGGCCTTTGTTGCCAACTTGATCACAAACCCGAAGGCGTTTGACACCAAATATTATTCTGTCACAGACACTAACAAATTATTATTGAATAATGTTACAAATTTAACCAATGACGATATAGTACTGAATGTAGATATAAGAACAAATACGTTCGAGGGAGATTCACACAGCATATGGAAATTAGTCAAGGAAGGCGATGCTGACTACAGGCCAGGACTTCAGACAGAGACACGTTGGTGGGATTCGTTGATAGGTAAAAATTCTGCAGGTGACTTAGTTCCAGATGTGAACCTGCCGGTAAATGAGAGATACGGCAACAACATCAGACCAAGACAGAGTTGGTATGTTGACAGGTATGATGCCCTGAAAGAGATCATAGATTACGCAAACAGTGTCTTGAAGAACAATCAATTGGTGGGACAGGTCAATCTAACAAACTTGGATTCCCAAGATCCACAACCCACAGCACAGAGTGGCGAATGGGACGCTTCGGTGGAAACATATGCTGATTTGACTTACATAAACACAGCAGATCTTTCAGGAACAGTGAATTACTTGGTCACGGCAGACGAGACAGCCAACAACTACTGGGCGATATACACCTGGGATGGCACGGAATGGTCAAGGACCAAAATACAAACTTACAACACTTCTGCATACTGGAGTTACACTGATTGGTACAAGACAGACGGTGACATGGTGCATGATGACAATACCAAGATCGACAAACAGGTCACGTACCAGTACGAATTGGACACACTGGATCTTGCGATAGGTAAACATGTGAAAGTGACAAGTGCGGACACAGGTGGCTGGAAACTGTTTATGAGGACAGCAGACGGATGGGAAAATGTTGGGACAGAAAATGGGACCATCAGGTTAAGCACTAAACTTTACGACTACAGCCAGGACGGATCAGGATTCGCAGGACAGGACAATTTCGATGACAACTTCTTTGATCAGGAACCAAGCATAGAGACCAGGAAGGTTTTGACTGCACTGAGAGATGATCTATTCATTAATGACCTAGCAGGTGAATACAACACATTGTTTTTTACAGGACTGAGAAAAGTACTTTCTGAACAGACATATGTGGACTGGATGTTTAAGACATCGTTTATAAATGCAAAAAATTCTGTGAGGCAACTGGACCAGAGGAAGACCTACACAACAGGCACTGACAGTTGGATCGAGAGTTACATCAATGAAGTGAAGCCATTCCATACAAAATTGAGGGAGTACAAACTTGCCTATGACAAGACTGAAACACAAGACGGTATATTCTCTGACTTTGATAATCCAACTTTTTATGATGCCACAACAGGCAAAATCAGGAGTCTCAACGTTGATTTAGACACAGCGAAATTGACGGAGTATCCGTATCAGATGTGGTATGACTACCATAAGAAATATGTGCAGTCGATAACTGTCACAGCAGGTGGCTCAGGATACGAAGTGGCACCGACAGTGACTATTCTAGGCGGAACTACGGGATCAACGGGACCTTTCCAGATACAGGCGACTAGTTCCTCTGGTGCTACAAGCGGACAGTTCGGTTACTACTATCCCTTATTCACTAGTAAGCAACAGGCAGAGATATATGACACACAGAATTCAGGCTCAGGCACAACCAAAACTTATACTTTTGACGGGTACACCGACACATTCTATGGTCCTACAGCATCAACCAGTGAAGCACAGGGCGATAAATCAGGCACGTTCAAGATATATGTTACACCAACGACCACTGCGGCAACTGCCACTGCTATCATACAAGGTGGAGCAGTAACAAAAATAAATGTGACAGGTAAAGGTGCGAACTACACAGCAACACCGACGGTTGTTATATCAGGTGGTAAGACAGACGGAACGACACCAACAGACACTGCCAAAGCATATGCCAACCTAAACAACGACCTTGTAAGAGACTTTGACACAACTATAAAATTTGACAGGGTTTCAAGCACTTCACGTGTTGTTGATTGGACGGCATCAACAGCATACGCTTACAACGATTTACTAAGATACAACAATCAACTGTACAAAGTTACAAACGCATTCACTTCAAGCACAGACTTCGATGACAACATAGGAAGTGTGTACAAGGTGTACGGTGACGAGACAGGACTTACAGCGGCAGACAGGACGAAAGGTTTCTACACGCCAGGCTCTGAAATGCCAGGTAATGAACTAGATCAATTGATGACAGGTGTTGACTATGGTGGTACCATGGTTACAGGCCTACTATTCAACCAAGAAGCAGGTTGGGACAAAGCGGGTTGGTATGACTTCCCATGGGACAACTACGGAGACTCGAGAGTCAAGGCGTTCAGGGCAGATGGTTCAACAGCGGCGTACACATTTGACATTGCACCAGCAACTTCAGAAGTATATCAGGTATACTTGACACAAGACGACAGCACAAGGAAAAAATTATCAGATGTAATCAGGGGTGACGGGTCTACAGCGACTTTCACAATCAGTGAGACACCAGAAGAGAACGCATTAGTTGAGTTCATCCCTTTCGATGACGACGGTGTGCTTACTCCGACAGATGATAGGACATTGGACTCTATAGTCAAAGGTGGACTTTTCACATCAGCGTTGGGCCATGCACCGAGTGATATAGTTTTAGAAGGCGACGAGTTTGTATCTCCGGACACAAGTTATGCACCTGAAGAAACTGTGCCAGGCCAGTTGTTTGATACATTGGACATAAAAGTTTACACGTCACCGGAGTCTGGCGTGCCATTCATCAGTGAGATGAATCACAGAGGTAACGGAAGCACAACAACATTCAGCATAGGTGACTATCCTGGCTCACTTGGGTCAGTGACTGTTGCAGTTGACGGTGTGGTACAGAAAGGCAGTGCATTAGATTCAACAGTGTCTGATTATTCAATCAATGTTGCAAACAAAACAATTACATTTGACACGGCACCTGCAAATCACACACAGATATCAACGAAAGTGTTTGCTATATCCGGAGAAAATTACAGAGTGTTGAATTCATTCACAGGAGACGGGAGTACTACTACATTCCTTACTTCAACTAGAGGTGAATTTAATTTAGATTCAACATCTTCTGACATCTATGTCACAGTGGACGGTGTGCCAACAACTGCATACTCGACTACCACTTCGGCCAACACAATCACAGTCGTGTTCGACTCGGCTCCTGAAGCAAGTTCTTATATACAGATAGCCGGTTTCAACAAGTCAGCAACATCTACACGAAGTTATGCAAGTGTCAGAAACCAATCCATAACATATGATGGTTCAACAAACAGATACACTTTGACATATCCACCTGGTGCAATAGGACCGTTCTCTGGTCTTACAACGGTAGAAGTCAATGGTAGGGTGCTACGTGGACCAGACAACACTTATTACTTGGGAGATGGAAGCACTTACACGTATGGTGTGGTTTCAGGATTGGAAGATGACTCAACGGTGGATCCTGCTAAAACTATTTCGAGTGCAAGTGAAGTACAGGTTTTCGTAAACGGTGTCAAGAAAGATTTGAGCACACATTACACTGTGGATGTTGGGAATCAAAATGTTGAATTTGTTACTGCACACGTACCGACTACTACGGATGTGATATGTATTTCAACCTTAGTTGATCATCAGTATTTCAATGAGGGGACTGATATAATATTAGTACCAAGTGCAATTACATCACCTTACAGTTTGAGTTCTAGTGATGTATTATCAGTCACGACATTCAACAACGCTCTAGGCATGAAGCAAAGAAGAGAAGTGTTAGAAGGCAGAAGTAATGGTGTGTTCAAACTAAGATTTGACACCCTTGATGCAGGATACACGTATGTTTGGTTGAATGGACAACAATTAATACAGGCAAGTGATTACACGGTCAGTGGAAACACAATAACAATCAATGGCAGAACGATCTCATCATCCGACAGGCTTGATGTGATGTACTTTGCGGTGGATTCAGCGGTAAATGCCACGGGATTCAGGATATTCAAAGACATGCTTAACAGGACGTTCTACAAACGTATATCAAAAACAGCAACAACAAAATTAACACTGGACATGACAGAAAGCACACAGACATTTACTGTGGAAGATGGTAGTGTATTGCCTACACCAGATATTGCCAGCAACACCCCAGGCGTTGTGTTCATAGACAAAGAAAGAATTGAATATTTTATCAAGACAGACAACGTGTTGAGTCAATTAAGACGTGGAACTCTTGGAACAGGAATTAAGGAGCATGGATCAGGCACGGAAGTGGTAGATGCGTCTGGTACTCAAACCATCCCTTATGCGGACACAGTGTACACCAACACCTTCACAGGTGACGGCAGTACGTTGACGTTTGCACTATCACAAGCACCATCATCCGCTAGTGAGTTAGACATATTCATTGGTGGCCAACGATTGTTGCTCACTAGCGAGGATGGATCGACTATTAACTATTCTGTGGACGGAAGCACAACAGCAGTAACATTGAGCTCTGCACCTGCTTCAGGAACACAGGTTAAAATTTTACACAAGAAAGGACAGGTATGGTACACGGCACTAGATGGTAATCCAGCAGATGGTAAAGGATTACAGGCTTCCGGCACACAACAGGCTAAATTCATTGCTAACGAGCCTACAAACTCACCTGAATAAATACACTAGATGACACAGGACAACAAACCCACAGAAGCAAAAGAAGAGAACAAAAAGCCTCAGGATAACACGGGTGTTATGATGACGGGCCACATAAAGATTTCAGATCCAGAGACAGGTGAGGTTATCGTGGACAAAAGAAATGCGATACACTACGAGAACATGTCTCAGGCACTTGCTAATTCTTTAGCAAACAAGACAACAGGCTTTGTACATGAGATTGCACTGGGCAATGGTGGTACGAGCGTTGATCCAACAGGTATAATAACATATCTTACTCCAAACTCAACAGGCACAAATGCATCACTTTATAATCAAACTTATTACAAAGTAATAGATGACAATTCTGCAACCAACAAAGACACAACCAGAAACAAGATGGAAGTTAGACACACTGCAGGTAACAAGTACACTGACATAGTAGTCACTTGTACATTAGACTACGGCGAGCCGACAGGACAGGCGGCATTTGATAACACAACAGATTTCAATGGTGATTATGTTTTTGACGAACTAGGACTTAAGAGTTGGGAAGGAACAGAGAACGGTTCAACTAATAAATTATTGACACACGTAATATTCCACCCGGTACAGAAGTCATTGAACAGACTTATACAGATTGATTACACATTAAGGATACAGAGTTTAACAACATTCACTGAGACTAGTTCAACAGCACTGTCAACATCCAACACAGTTAGTGGAACGACATCAGGTGGTAACACAGGATACTAATGGCATACACTGTTAACAAGACAAATAGTTCAGCGTCACCGAACTCATACACTGTACAGGATGGTGTGGTAAACACACAGACTGATCTCAGTTTCGTTGGAAAAGGGTATGCTGGATACGGAGAAAGCATAGCAGAGAACTTCCTGCATCTTCTAGAAAATTTCTCAAACACATCAGCACCTTCCAAACCAATACAAGGACAACTTTGGTGGGATTCAACAAATTCAAAATTACAAGTGTACAACGGAACTGCATTCCAAACCGCTGGAGGCAGTGCACCATATCAATCAACTGCACCGGCCAACCTGGCCTCGGGAGACATCTGGATAGATTCAGACACGGGACAGATGTACTTTTACAACGGCACATCGTCTGTGTTGGTAGGTCCACCTAGTTCCACAGGAACAACTAATGGTTTCACGTACGACACAATACTAGATTCTAGTGATGCAAATCAAAACATCACTAAATTATTCAATGACGGTAACTTGATAGCAATCATTTCGGAAGACGAGTTCACCCCAAAAGTTTCTATATCTGGATTCGCAACTATAAAGAAAGGTATCACTTTATCTACAGCAATTTCAGGCAACAAGTTCCAAGGAACGGCCACAGACTCAGATGCACTGGGCGGTGTTGCGGCGGAAAACTACTTACGATCAAATGCCAATGACACAACATCAGGCACAATAAGTGTGGCCAATGATGGTGGTGTCATAGTTGGAGTAGACAGTGACATGACATTAACGGTAGATTCATCGGGTGGTATCATAGCCAATACCGTGCCAAACACAGACATCACATTCAAGGTCAACGATGGTGGAACAACAACCACTGTGATGACCATAGACGGTTCTGAATCAAGAGTTGGTATAGGAACAACCACACCTACAGCCAAATTAGAAGTAAGCGGTACTATAAAAGCAACCTCACTTGAAACTTCTGTCACAGGAAACGTCGCAGGTAACCTAACAAGTTCAGGCGCCAACACAATGGGCACTTTGACAATGGGAGGCAATCTAACATCGAAAGCGATACTGCCAGACACAGATGCTTCATACGACATAGGAACAAGTTCAAAAGGATACAACACTGTATACGCAAAAGCAACATCGGCGCAGTACGCTGACTTGGCGGAGGTGTATGAGACCGACGCGGAATACGAAGTGGGTACTGTTGTAGTGTTCGGAGGAGACAAGGAAGTCACTATATCCACCGAAGGAAATGACCCAAGGGTGGCAGGCGTGATAAGTGAAAAACCTGCTTACTTGATGAATTCAGAATCAGCGGGACAACCGGTAGCATTAATGGGTAAAGTGCCTTGCAAAGTGATAGGACACATTGTAAAAGGTGATATGTTATCAACAGATCCGGCAAACAACGGTGTTGCCAAGAAAACACATGACCCACAGGTAGGTGAAGTGATAGGAAAAGCGTTAGAGAATTACGATTCTGACGAAATAGGCACAATTAATATAGTAGTGGGAAGGTGCTAAATATAAGCAAATGGCGTACACAATTAACAAAACAGACGGAACAGTAGTAACAACGATCACAGACGGAACAGTGGACAACACCACTTCGTTGCAGTTGTTTGGAAAGTCATATTCAGGTTTTGGTGAAGGTTTAAACGAGAATCTTGTAAAATTATTAGAGAATGCGGCTTCGACCGCGGCACCCACAGCACCACTCAAAGGTGAACTGTGGTTCGACACAACAACAAACCAGTTAAAAGTTTACGACGGCACGAGTTTCAAACCCACGGGTGGTTCAAAATCTAGTTCAAGCGAACCGACATCACCATCAGCGGGTGACCTATGGCATGACACAGCAAACGACCAAGTATTTGTGTACACAGGAAGTGCGTGGTTGTTGGTTGGACCGGTTTACACATCAGGACAGACATTGTCAGGATGGAAAATAGAAACGTTAGCAAGTTCGGGAGGCAACAAGGTTGTTTCTTCTATGTACGCAGGCAACACAAGGGTTTGCATAGTGTCCAAAGAAACATTCACTCCGAGTGTTACACAATCAGGTTTCGCAGAAATCAAAGCAGGCCTAACACTTAACTCAACGTTGAGTGCAGTGTTTGAAGGTACTAACACACAGGCGGCTACTATCGATGTGTCATCAACAACAAACACATCAGGTACACTCATTGCAGGCGGAAATTTTTTAAGGGCAGATGCGGCAGACACAACAACAGGTGCACTCACAGTTGATGCAGATGGGGGTGTGATCATAGGTGATGCACAAGAATTAAGCATAACTGTATCAAGCAATGATGTAACAGTAGCACAGACTTCTCAAGATAAAGATCTAAGTTTCACAATCAATGATGGTGGCGTTACAAAGACTCCATTGTCGTTTGAAGGTGCGTCAGGTAACATCGCTTTGACAGGTGTGACAACAATCACAGGCAATACAACAATCACAGGTAACTTGACAATCACTGGAGAATTTGAAAACAGTTCGAGTGAGATCAACATTGTAAATGATGCTTTCTTAAAATTAAACACGGGTAACTCCGAAGCAGATTCGGGTATAATTGTTGAAACAACAGACACTGACGATGCGAGATTGTTTTACGACGTGTCAGAGAACTACTGGGCGGCTGGTGAAAATGAAAGTTATTCGCAGATTATTAGATTAGCAGATGCAGTTGCAGACGGCAACGCGGCAAAAGAAAAAGTTCTTAAAACTACGGCGGCAGGTTTGTTGACAGTGACCAACGTAAGTTTGGCCGCAGTAGGTTCAGACATCACGTCATCTACAAGTACATCAAGCACCTCGGTTCCAACTACAGGACAGGTGGCCAAATCATTAAAACTTTGGGGTGGATCTACAATCTCAGATGACAGCAGTAACAGTATCGCAGGAAACAGATACGTTGAGACTTCGGCACCAACATCTGGACAAGGTTCAAACGGGGATCTTTGGTTCGTAAGGGAGGCGTAATCCCAAATGGTCGCAGTCACTAAGACATTCAACTACACAGGTACTCTACAACAGGCAACGATTCCACCAGGCACTACATCTATAGATGTACATCTCTGGGGCGGCGCTGGAGGTGGTGGAAGTTCAGATGCGGGAGGCCCAGGAGGCACAGGAGCCGCAGGACATTACGTTACATCGTCCACGATAACCATATCATCAGCACAGGTCAACACCACGCTGGAAGTGGCAGTGGGTGGTGGTGGAGCAGGTGGTAGTTCAGGTGGCGGTGCACCAGGTGGCACTAACGGAAAAAGCAAAACAGGTTATTCAGGTGGAGAAGGCGGTAACGCTGGACCAAACCCATACTCGGGTTCAGGCGGAGGCGGCGGAGGAGCCACTCTAGTAAGGATTGACGGAACAGACATTGCAGTCGCAGGAGGCGGCGGTGGAGGAGCAGGCGCAGGACAAGGCTCTAATGGAACAGCAGGGGTAAACACAAACACAGCAACAGGTAATTCACCAGGCACACTGGGAGAAGACGGCAAGGACCACTCCGGAGACGGAGGTGGTGGTGGAGCCGGCGGAGGTGGTGTCGATGGCGGTACTTCTGGTGACGCAGGAACAGGAGATGCGGGCGGTACTGGCGGTAAGTCAGGATCCAACAACGCGGCCGGTGGCACACAAGATAACGGATCCGGAGTAACTCCGGGTGGCACGGGATCAGCATATTACAGTTCAGGAATTGCGGTAGGCGGACAACCAAGTTCGTCAGGAGCAGATGGTAAAGCGGTAGTGATATTCAACATAGGTGTGCAAGGAGAATTCAAAGTTGGAGGAGCATGGAAGTCTATAGAACAGGCTTTTTTCAAAGTCGGTGGTGCATGGAAGCAGATCACAGCAGGTTATGTTAAGATTGGTGGAGCATGGAAGGCATTGTTCAACTCGGGCGTGACTTTCGTGTCGACAGCCGCAGGCTTTGGTGACAGCAACGGTAGTTCTAGTTCAGGTGGCGGTGGATCTGGTGGTGGTGGTTGTTTCATTGCAGGCACACCGATAACAATGGCGGATGGTTCATTCAAGCCAGTTGAACAAGTCGAACTGGGTGATAGAGTAGCGGTTGGCGGCAAAGTGTTCGCAACAGCGAAGTTCTTGATAGACAACTTATACGAGTACAAAGGCATACAAGTATCAGGCACGCACATGGTCAAAGAAGACGGCATGTGGACAAGGGTGGAGAACAGCAAACACGGTGAATCCCTTGGCAATGACGATGCAATAGTGTATGTGTTTGGATCAGAGAACAGAAGAATCATAATTGACGGAATAGAATTCACAGACTACTTCGAATTGAGCGAGCAACAAGAATTAGTAAATCACGGCGAACAAATCTTTAGTAATTGGCAGGATCATGATAGACAGATACATGATAAAAATGTTAATATACTGAATGCTTCATAGTAGTTTTTACCAAGGACAGCAAGGCGAATGTTTCAGACAGTTAGACAAACACTGGGAAGACATAAAGCACGAGTTCGACACACAACCAAACAAAACTTTCCTGGAACCAGAAGATTTCTCTGACAGTGTGAGGGGATTGCCCGATGACTTTGATGACAGGTCAGGTGACTATGTTCACGGAGAATGGCAGGCGTTGGCAATACAGATCGGAGAGAAGGAACTGCAAAATTTTAACGATTATCCGATGCTGTACTCCATACTGAGAAAATTTCCCTACAAGACCAATGTCGCTATCATGACTGTCGGACCAGACACGAAGATTGGTAATCATACTGACAACGAAGGAGGATGGCGGTACCAAATGTGCCTAGATGACGGAGGGGGAGACCAAAGCGGTATGCAAGTGATGAATTTAGAAACACGTGTGCAGGAACCTATGATTTGGAAAACAGGTGAAGCGTATGTTTTCCAGCCTGACAAACAATTACACAACGGATTCAACAAAAATACAAGGCCAAGGACCACGTTATTGATTGACTTTTGGAAAGAATCAGCGTACACTAAAGACAAGTTTGAAAAATATTACCAACACTATTCGGAGTGCTTCGAAGGGTTGGAAAATTTAGTGGACACATATGAATCTAGGAAAAAACAAAAATAAGATCGCAATAATAGGTCACACACGAGGCATAGGTAAAGCAATAGCCGATCTATACATCGACAAGAAATATAACGTGATAGGTATGAGCAGGAGCAATGGCTTTGATCTTGTTCATGATCAAGAAAAAATTTTAGAGAAAATTGAGGACTGTGATCTCGTGGTGCTGAATGCACACTCCTTGCAAGGACAGTTGACCCTGCTGAAGAGAATTTACGGAAGATATTCATTTAATAAAATGCAAGTGGCAGTGATCACAAGCACGTCAGGACTAGATGACGAACCCGACCTACAACAATTTAAACTCTGGGATAAGTTTGAGTACTCGCAGTATTGCGAAATTAAAAAAGAATTGATAGAATACATCAGTGAACTACAAGAAGAATTATTCACTAAACCTTTGTCGGTGTATGACATATGTCCAGACGTGGTGGACACAGATATGACAAAAGGATTATGGAACAATCTGCCAAAATTAACAGCACAAGAAGTTGCGGATGCAGTAAGATACTGTTTTGAGTCAACTTTCAATGTGAACAAGATAGTGTTACAGAAAAATGCAAAGTAGATCGTGGGACAGAGACAAGGATTATGAAACACTGGTCAAATGGTGGACACAATGGGAATTTGGAATAGTACCAAAGGATATGCTTCCTGTAGACGGAGTGATAGTTTCGATAGATGACAAACCAATTTGCGCCGCTGGGATATATTTGTATCCAAAGACAGCTCTCGCATTGATGGAATGGGTCGTATCAGACAAAGATTCGAATCTGAGGGAAAGGCACAAAGCTCTCAAAATGTGCATAGACAGTATTATGAATCTTGCCAAAGAAAGAGGTGCAAAGTTAGTGTACACAATGACAAAAGATGAGGCATTACACAAAAGATACACAAAATACCACAATATGGTGCTTACGGAGAGCAACGTAAAGACTTTTTTACGAGATCTAGACGGATCAAATTCTGAGGACTTAACTTGGATATCCGACGATGAGCAGATCGAATCACGTAATAAATAAGCATAAGGAGAGCATTTAAATGGCAACAAAACAAGAAGTCGCAGACTACATCAACGCAAATTACGAATCGGAGTGGACGGCAGAAGAAGAAGCAAAGATCGATGCTATGCTGACACCCGAACTGGCAACCATATTGATCAAATTAGTAGGCGATGTAAGTTTCTTGACAGAAGTCAGAGACAACGCATCAAACAACGACTAGAAAATGGCATACAAGATAAACAACACATTCGGAACCTTATTGGTTACCCTAGCGGACGGAACAATTGATGTTGCGACCACAGACCTCACACTGATAGGAAAAGGATACGCAGGGTTTGGCGAGAAGTTAAATGAGAACCTTGTAAAACTACTAGAGAATTTCAACAACACAACGGCACCAACAAATAAAGTGCAAGGACAGTTGTGGTACGACAAGACGAACAATCAGTTGAACGTCTACACAGGATCAAAATTCAAACCAGTTGGGTCAACAGCCAACTCTGCCACAGCGCCAACTAACGCGGTGCAGGGTGACTTGTGGTTTGACACAACCAACACTCAACTTTATGTGTACACAGGTTCTGCCTGGACACTTATTGGGCCGACAACAGTCGCTGGATCAGGAGTAACACAGGTTATCACAGAATCACCAGAAGACAACACAGGCGTCAAACGAAGTATTCTAAAACTTGTTGCCAATGACACCGTTGTTGGTGTGGTATCCAACCTAGCATTCACACCAAGTTCAACGGAAACATTGGGTGCCGCACTGGTATCGGCGGGGTTCGCTACAGTGGCACAAGGTATTCAATTATCATCATCGGTTACATCAGTGAAATTCAGAGGTACTGCCACGGACGCAGACGCATTGGGAGGCGTAGCCGCGGCCAACTATCTGAGATCAGATTCGGCTGACACTACAACAGGTAGATTAACAATACAAACAGACGACGGTATACGTATTGGTGCAGGTACTGATGTCACCATGAGTATGTCATCAGATGATTTCACCATTGCACAGACAACACAGGACAAGGACATAATTTTCACGGTCAATGATGGCGGAACTACAAAAGAAGCATTAAGAATTACAGGTTCTACAGGTAGGATAGAACATTTAAGAGTAGGCGACCTTACAGTGGACGGCACAAATACCATACTTAACACAAGCACTTTGAGTGTTGAGGACAACATCATTGAATTAAACAGGAACATATCTAACAACGCAGGTATGCCTAGTTTCACAGGATTAAAAGTGAACAGAGGTGAGACATCATCAGCAACTGAACAGAACCTTTATTGGGTATGGGACGAAACGTTTGCAGATGACGGAACAACCATACATGGAAATGCAGGCGGTGCCTGGACAGCATTCAAGTCAGGTGGCGGAGAAAACGAATTATCAGCACCTACATTAGTTGATGTGAGAGCAAACATAGTACATGCAACATCAACATCGGCTCAGTACGCGGATTTGGCCGAAAGATACGCATCAGATGTACCACTATCTGTAGGTGAAGTTGTTATATTGGGCGGATCGGAAGAGATAACAAGATGTGATAGTGATTTAAGTGACGCAGTTTTTGGAGTGGTCAGCGACAGTCCAGCATTTCTCATGAATGCTTCAGCAGGAAACAACGATTCACACCCAATGATAGCTCTAAAAGGAAGGGTATTTGTCAAACTTAACGGTTCTGGCAAGGCAGGAGACAGGATTGTTTCAGCAGGCGGAGGCGAGGCACGTGTCGCTACTTTAGACGAGTGCAACCATTTCAACGTGCTTGGGCGTTTAATTAAAGATAAATATAATGAAGAAACGGCACTCACAGAGTGCATTATAGGAGTTAAGTAGTAACATGGCATATTCGGCAGGTGATACAATTTTAGACGACGAATACAACACATTCGTAAACAGCAGTTCAGATCCATACGGATACAATCATTTCGCAGGTACAGGAGCAGGTTCGTACGGTCTTGGACAGACACACATTGGCACAGTAGTAGCAGGCGATAACACTGTAACTGCATCAAGTTGGAATTCATTATTCACGGGCATGGACAACATTTCCAACCACACAAACGTTTCTATCACAGCATCATCGGTCACAGCGGGAGACACAATCGCCGTGAGATCAGCATTGATCTCAGACCTAGCCAACCTGGCGGCGGCGGTCGCGGGCGGTTCAACATCCGCAACAGCAATTTCAGAATCATCAGAATTACAGAGTTCAGTCTCATCAACAAGATGGGTAGGATCACACATAGTAGAACACTCAATCACTTTCTCTAACAACGCTGACCTAAGGCACTTCTTCAATGCTGGAGGAACCATGAGGATGAAGTTTACAAGGAATGGCAACGGCGGAAGCGGAGCCACTTCTAAGGATTCGTCAGTAGATGAACTTATCAGTGCTTGTGGAAACTTCGACCTAAAGGCGCAGGTGTCAACTAGATCAGGTTCAGGAGAGAGTCTCACAGACGGTCTGGCAAACGGAGCGGCAGATCTTGATGCTAGTTACACGCAGTTGATGATCCTGACACAGTCTTCAGGCACATACACCTCAATGAACTTGAAGGTAGAGGCAAAGACAAACAACACAGACTACACAGATGCGACAGTGATAACAATGAAATACTCACTGACTGATCCAGACTCAGGTGACGGCGAGTTCACAAGCGGTAACACATCAGGTGTTGATCAATACGCGAACTTCATCGGTCAGACCGACTTCGCCTTACACACTGTGAACCCAACAACAGCACAGGGTCTAGCAAGTGTGGCGGCAATCGCCAGTAGCGCCGTGGTCAGCAACACTACTGCATAATAAATTTTTCCCAGTATTGATTTTATCCATAAATTACTGTATAATACAGTTATGGATATTGGCAATCTCAAAAAACATGCAGACCTTACGTTCAAGGTAGTCCAGGCCAAGAAGAACGCCTTGGAGCGACTTAATTCGAGGCAACTGATGGCCTACAACGGACGACTGTTCCGTGCGGACGCCAACACAATAAACATAGTGAGCACACTGAAACAACATATGCATGAATTCTATGTGCTGGATGTCAATGACAATCCCTGCCACATCACGGATCCTGTGGATTTTCTTAGAAAACTCATCGAAAGGAATCAGGAAACATTAAATGCATATCAACAGTTACACCAAGATCTTGCGAACAAAAGGATCTAATGACCACAGGTGTATTACTGTACTGCTTTGACACCCCGGAGATGGACTACCACAAGTTGGCGGAACGTTGTGTGGCACAGATACGCAAATATCTACGACTGCCCGTTACGATCGTAACAAACTTTGAAACTTTTAAAAAATTCAAACCATTAGGGATGATCGATTATAGGTTGGTTAAAAACAAAACCACGAATACCAGATCATACAGAGGACAGAAAGTAGCATGGCACAACAAGGAACGTGCCCTGGCATACGACCATTCACCCTACGAAACCACGATCTTGATGGATTGTGATTACTTCGTGTTTTCCTCAACACTTTTAGAATTAGTTAACACAGAGTTTGATATTTTGTTGCATGACCGTGTGCATGACATCACAGGGAAGGACATGATCATGGGACGGAATGAAAGCACTCTGCCTTTGGTGTGGGCAACAGTCACATTGTTCCGAAAAACAGAGAATGCACGTAGGGTGTTCGACATGATAAAACATGTTCAACAGTATTACCCTCACTATCAAAATTTATATAGAATAAGATACCCTAACTACAGGAATGATTATGCTTTTGCGATAGCCCTACACCAGTTGAATCTGGGCAACTTTATCCCAACACCCATGGCCATGTCAGCCGACAAGGTCGATGTAATAGACAGTGATGACGACGGTATTGTTTTCAAGTATGACGACTGTGTAAACCTCATAACAGGACAGGATGTCCATGTCATGGACAAGGAGTGGTGTAATGGATAGAGGATACATGTGGTTTGCATTGAATAATTCGACCACAGATTACATAGCACTCAGCAAGATACTAGCAACAAGCATCAAGAAATTCAACACACACAATAAAGTTTGTATAGTGACTAACGAGCCCATCGAAGATGAATTATTTGACTATGTGAAAATTTTAAAGACAGATGATAGTGCAGGCCAGGAATGGAAGTTGAGCAATGAATACAAGGCTTTCGGTTTGTCACCATTCACACACACAATTAAATTGGAGGCCGACATGATCTTCACACAGACCACTGACTGGTGGTGGAATCAATTATGGCAACATGATCAGGTGTTCTCCTACCACTGCAGGAACTACAAAGATAAATTGATTGAGCAAAGTTACTATAGAAAATTATTCGCCAGAAACAATCTACCAGACGTGTACAATGGGTTGCACTATTTCAGGAAAAGCATGAAAGCGAAACAGTTCTATGACATCTGTAAGATTATTACAAAACAGTGGTCAACAGTTAAAGAAATGGTATTAGTAAACTGTCATGACGAACAACCCACCACAGATGTCGTTTATGCATTGGCAAACAAAATGCAAGATCCTTTACAGTTGGACAAAGTTGATTACGCATGGTTCAAATTCATGCATAACAAATTACACATAAATGAAATTGACTCATCATTTGACAATGACAATTACTTAAACCCTTTGAAAGTCAACGATACGTTGTACATAGGCGGATACAGACAGGACAGGGTAGTACATTATCATAACAAAGACATAGCAAAGGATTTAGATGTCCGGATTTTTTGAAGCATTTAACAATTGGCCAAAACCTGATGTGAAGAAATACATGGTTACTTTGCAGGGCAAAGAGATAGAGGTATCTTTGCAACAGAAACTTGAAATAATTAGGATGGGCGAGGACAAGTACATGTTGGAAAACGGTAAAATTATTTTAAAACCAGTACAAAGAAAAACAGACAGGAAGTTTCCTGTATTGTGTAGACATTCAAATGGTTTAGGTTTCCATGACAAAGACCCCCACTGGGTGCAAGGTGTCATAAAGGAAGGGTACAAATGGCAGATAGAGTCAGAATAAGCGACCTAGACTTCGTGTACATCTCATTCAAGGAGCCAAACAAGGAAGAGAACTGGGCAGACCTCAAGAACAAAGTGCCATGGGCGAAAAGAGTTGACGGTGTCGTTGGATTCGACAATGCACACAAGGCCGCGGCGAAAGTTGCGGAGACAGACTTCTTCATCAGCGTGGACGGGGATAACATTATAGATGAAACATTTCTTTTACAAACTCTAGATTGGGAGAAAACAAATAAAAAAGCAGTGCATAGATGGAGAGCAAAAAATAATATTAATGGATTAGTCTATGGCAATGGCGGTTTAGTTGGATGGGACAAGGAGACCTGTCTGGCAATGAAGACCCATGAGAACGCAGACAAAGATGAGAACCAGATAGACTTCTGTTGGGGTGTGCCACATGAAAACCTGTACAACTGTTATTCAAAGACAGTGATCAACGCAAGTGAGGAACAGGCGTTTGTGGCAGGTTACAGGGAAGGAGTCAAGATGAGCACTGAAAAGGGAAAACCTTTTCGCTCAAAAAATTTCAATACAATATGGCCGGAGAACTTACAGAGATTGAGCACGTGGTGTACCATTGGTGCTGACGTGGAGTATGGCAAGTACGCCATGTTGGGGGCCAGAATGGGTTGCTTCTACACGGTGCTGGAGAACTACAACACTGAATTACACATGGTTCGGGATCTTGATCACATGCTAGAGTACTTCAAAGGCATAGTCGATAGTGACAACGTTGACTACCAACTCACCATGTTCGGCAACAGCCTGAGACAGCAATTGGACCTGCCTATAGCAGAGATGGATGAAGCACAGAGCAGATTCTACAGGTTCGTTAAACCAACACACAGGAACAAGGGGGTGCAAGATCGTGAGTACCAGTAATTACAAGTCAGACGCACTGAAGGCCAAGGAAAAATTGAAAACAGTGTCTCCCACGATGTGCCTGGCCAAGTGGAACCAGACGTCACTGCACCTGCCAACAGGACTGACCAACAGTTGCTACCATCCACCACTGCACAGCATAGATGAGGGCATGCTGAAAGGCAATCCCGCCGCACTGCACAACACACACGAGAAACTGCAGGAACGTGCCATGATGTTAGACGGTGACAAGCCTCAAGGTTGTAGTTACTGCTGGAACATAGAGAAGACAGGAGAAATGTCAGACAGGCACTATCGTTCGGGTGAGCCATGGGCCATGCAGGATTTCGAGGACATCAGGAACAATCCCATAGATGACAAGTGGTCGCCGAGATACGTGGAAGTGAACTTCAACAACGCCTGCAACTTCAAGTGCAGTTATTGTAGTCCACAGTTCTCGACCACGTGGGGCAAAGAGATCGACAGGTACGGAGAGTACCCCACTTCGCCACCACACAACGCACCAGAGCACTTCCAGGGGCGTAGACGTCCCATACCCAACAGGGAGGAGAACCCATACGTGACCGCTTTCTGGCGATGGTGGCCCACGCTGTACAAGAATCTGAAACACTTCCGTATGACCGGCGGTGAACCCATGATGGATGTGAACACATACAAGGTGTTCCAGTACATAATTGACAATCCCAAACAGGACCTGCACCTAAACGTTACCAGCAACATGTGTCCGCCCGACAAGAAACTCAAAGAGAAGTACTTCAACATGGCACAGACGATATGTATGCAGGAGAAGGTGGAACACATGATGCAGTTTGTGAGCGTGGATGCGTTCGGCAAACGTGCGGAGTACATACGTGACGGGCTGGACTTCAATCGCATGATGGACAACGTGGAGGAGTTCTTGGAGAGGATACCCGGACGTAACAGCATAACCTTCATATGCACCTACAACAACCTCAGCATAACCAGTATGGACAGACTGTTGGAGAAGATATTGGAACTGCGTAAAAGGTACTCCAAGACGTATCAGAGGATTTGGTTCGACGTGCCACTGCTGAGGCAACCCGCATGGCAACAGATCACACTGCTACCGGAGTCATACCAGAGCATACATGAGGCGAACATAGAATACATGAAGGCCAATTCCGGTGAGGCTAACGGACTACACATATTCAAGGACTTCGAGATTCAGAAGATGCAACGCAATCTAGCATACTGGCGCGAAAACGCGGACGCAAGTACGCAAAACAAAAAAAACTTTTACGCTTTCTTCAACGAGCACGATCGCAGACGTCTCACAAGGTTCTTGAACACCTTCCCTGAGATGGAAGAGTTTTGGGAGGTATGCAGGACAGCATAATTATGGAAGATTTAGAATACAAAAAACAGATACTAGATACGAAAAGTGCAAGTTTTTGTGGAGCCAAGTGGTATAATGCCACTATATGGTTGGGCAGTGGTATGACCACAAGTTGTCATCACCCACTTCCACACAAGATTGATCTAGAAGCAATCAAAACTAATCCTAGTGCAATACACAACACAGCACAAAAGAAACTGGAACGTAAACAGATGCAGTGCGGAGACAGACCAAAAGGCTGTGAATACTGTTGGAAGATAGAGGATATCAAAAGAGATAATATCAGCGACAGGGTCTACAAATCAAAAATATTTACAAACGAAGCATTGGACTACGCACACAAAACTGATGCCAACACAGATGTAAATCTTAAAACACTAGAAATAGCATTTGATAGGACCTGTAACTTTGCCTGTACATACTGTAATCCTGCATTTAGTTCAACGTGGGCAAACAATATCAAGAGGCAAGGACCATACACAGACATGAAAACAGATGGACGTAATCACTTCACCCATAGTCATGAAAGTGCAGAGCCATATAAGAAGGACGAAACGAATCCCTACGTGGAAGCGTTCTACAAATGGTGGGAAACAGATCTACACAAAAGTTTAGATGAATTAAGGATCACAGGCGGAGAGCCAATGATGTCGCCTAACCTGTGGAGACTGTTGGATTGGATAGAAACACAAGGCGATAAAATGAATCCTAACATGACACTTGCCGTAAATTCTAACCTGGGTGCAAAGCAAAGCATCATTGACAGATTTAAAACAAAATTAAAGAAGTTTGAAAACTTTGAACTGTATACCAGTTGTGAAGCAACATTTGGACAAGCAGAATACATCAGAGATGGGTTGGTATACGGAGATTGGCATAGTAATTTCTTGCATATGATGTTGGACAAAGTTCCACGTGCGATCCATAACATGTGTACCATAAATGCACTGTGTTTGGAGTCTCTTCCTAACCTGTTGGAAAAAATGGTATGGTTTAAGAGTGCGAGCAAGGTGTACGGACCGGAGGTCAATTTCACATTGAATATATTGAGGTTTCCTAGTTTCCAATCACCACTTGTTCTACCGGACGACCTGAGAAATAAATTTAAAGGGGACTTGGTAAAGTTTTTAAATAGCAATGAACAGCATCTAGAACACATGGAAATTAATCAAACTCAAAGGCTTATTGACTATCTGGATGTTGTGAAGACCCCACACGCAGGGGCGGCCGAACAGAGTAAACTACAAAAAGACTTTAAAGCATTTTACAGTCAATACGACAAACGATCAGGAAAGGACTTCGAGAAGACTTTTCCAATAATAGGAGAATGGTACTGTGGCATATGAGTACGGGGCCAAAGAGCCCGAGAAACTAAAAATTAAAGATATGACTCCTAGAGAAAAAGAGTTGTTGATAGAGAGTGATACATTTTGTATGCTTCCATGGATGCATTTACATGCCTATCCGGATGGCAGGGCATACCCTTGTTGTTTTTCGTTTGATGCCTATCCTGTTGGCAATCTAAACAAACATAGTCTGAAGGAAGTGTTTAACGGAGATAAGATGAAAGAAATGCGAGTCAGGATGTTGAATAACCAGAAATCACGTGAATGTATGAAATGTTATGATCAAGAGAAATCGGGCTTTTTCTCATTACGTCTGAGTTCCAATAAACATTTTGGTCACAATATTCCTCTGGTACACAACACACTACCAAACGGTGAAGCGGACTTCGTGATGAAGTACTGGGACATACGTTTCTCAAACTTGTGTAACATGGCTTGCAGGAGTTGTGGTACGTGGTTTAGTTCGAATTGGTACGAAGATCATAAAAAACTTACAGGCAGTCCACCACCACATGCAAAAGTAATGAAAGTGGGAAGAAGCACCAATGACATGTGGGAACAGATGCTGGAGTCATTCGAACACGCAGAACAGTTCTACTTTGCAGGTGGTGAGCCAATCATAATGGAGGAGCATTATAGGATATTGAAAGAATTAGACAAACGTAAAATGTATCACGTGAGATTAATCTACAACACAAACTTTAGTAGAACAACGTTTAAGGATATCGATGTATTTGAATTATGGAACAAGTTTGACTCGGTATCGATCGGGGCCAGCCTAGATGCGGAAGGATCAAGAGCGGAACTTATGCGTAAAGGAACTGTATGGCAAGAAACAGTGGCAAACAGGAAACGTATGATGGAAGTTTGTCCACAGGTGGATTTTTACATATCATCAACTGTGGGACTGGTTAACAGTTTGCATGTGACTGATTTTCATAAGAGTTGGGTAGATCAAGGGTTGATCAAACCTGCAGACTTCAACTTCAATCTTTTGCAACACCCGATATGGCAGAGGATGGACATATTACCACCAGAATACAAACAGCAAGTCAAAGAAAAATACGAGTCACACATAGAATGGTTGAAGGACAAGGATCCATTGACAAGAGCAACCAAAGGATACGAATCAGCAATCAAATGGATGCTAAAAGAAGACAATCAAAAACACCTAGAGCTCCATATTGATCAAACAAAGAAATATGACAAAATGAGGAATGAGAACACATTAGACGTGTTCCCAGAATGGAAAGAACTGTTTGACAAGTATGACAAGAATAAAACCTAAAGACGGCAACAAGACATTCTGCATGGCGCCATGGACGCACACGTATCTGTCACCCCAGACTGAGAGACGTATGTGTTGTGCATCGAGGGAGCCTGCACAGAGTTTCAAGCAGTACATAGACACAGGCAATGACGCCAAGGAATACAAGCCTCTAACACTGAAAGAACACTGGAATTCAGATCACATGCGATCTGTGAGACTGCGTATGATGGCGGGGGAAGAACTGTCAGAGTGTGAAGTGTGCGACCACAAACTGTTGAACACAGACGTATACAGGTCATACTGGAATCAGTTGTTCAAGGACAGGGTAGACGAAGCATTTGAAAGCACGGACGAGACGGGTGCGACCACAATGCAAACGATCAGTTTTGATTATAGGTTCAACAACCTATGCAACTTCAAATGTAGGATGTGTGGTGACATGTTGAGCAGTAGTTGGGAAGCAGAATCTAGGAAAAATAAAACTTGGACCAAGGAATCACAACCATGGATGGCATCACCTTTAAGGGAACAAATAATAAAATTCCAAGACACGCAGGTTGTACAGGAGTTCGTCGAAGCAGTTGAAACAAAAAGAATAAAAGAAATATATTGGTGCGGTGGAGAACCGTTAATGTGGGAGATGCATTGGAAAGCCATGCAACGAATAATAGAACTAGGATTCGCAAAAGAAGTTTATGTGAGATACAACACCAATCTAAGCAGGACGTCATTCAAAGGCACAAAGTTATTTGACTTGTTACCGCAGTTCCAAGACTGGCAAATATGTTCATCACTGGACGGAACAGGAGAAGTTGGTGAATATATCAGAGACGGACTGAACTATGAGCAGTGGTTACGTAATTTCAAAGAAGGATTAGCAGTGGCAAAAACGGCCAGGGAGATGAGATTAGATTACACAATTACAATGCCTGGTTTGCTAGAACTTAAAAATATGTTTGATTTAAGCAGAGAGCTGGACACAGAGATATTGACAAAAGTCATGTTCACTTTTAGCAATGATGAGGTTCTAAGTCCATTAGCACTGCCTAAACAACTGCTACACACACTCATTGACGAAGCACTGGCATACATGGAACCTCTTGCCTCTAGAAAACAACGCTCATTGATAGACGTAATAAAAAATTTAAAAAATAGAGAAACCTTTACACCAACTAAAAAAGGAAAACAGAGACAAGAAAGCATTGACAAGATCAGAAGACAGGATATAGCCAAAATATTAAGCAGAGATGAAAGGGTGTTGGACTGGTGGACAAGTATATAGATTCAAACATATGTCCATTGCCGTGGAACCATTTAGAGGTTGATGTAAATGGCGGTGCATCTCCTTGCTGTTTGTACAAGGGCAGTATTCCTGGAGTAAAAGTGTACGAACAAAGTCTAAAGTCTATACAATATACAGAATACATGGACAATCTTAGAGCACAGTTTAGAAAAGGTGAACGTCCTAAAGGTTGTCAGAGTTGTTGGCAAGAAGAAGATGCCGGCAAAACTTCTAAAAGGCAAAACTCCATATACAAGATGCGTAGCAGTCTAGAAAAATGGACACCTAATAGCGAGCCAACGTTGAAGTTTATTGACTTTAAGTTAGGCAACGTGTGTAATTTAAAATGTAGGATATGTGGATCGTGGAGTTCTAGCAAATGGGCACAGGAAGAAATAGATTATGAGACAGCCAAGGGTGGAGACAATCCTGTCGCTAGAAAACAACTGAAGGAGGGCGGCTGGCCAAAACGTAACCCACAATTTTTTGAGGAGTTACAAGAGGATCTAAAACACGTGGAGTACTTTGAGTTCACCGGCGGCGAGCCGTTCATGATTAAGGACCACTTCAAGATCTTGATGCATTGTGTGGAGAAGGGATATGCAAAGAACATAGACATACACTACAACACCAACGGCACACAGTTGCCTCCGCAGGATATATTTGACCTGTGGAGTTATTTCAAACATGTAGAAGTGGCGTTCAGCATCGATGACGTCGGAGAACCTTTTGAGTATCAGAGGCATCCAGCCAAATGGAGAGAGGTGAGTCAGAATCTCGTCAAGTTTAAGGAAATGAAAACACACAACATGGATTTCCAGATATGTTCTACGGTTTCTATTTTTAACGTTTTTAACTGGGCCAAGATAGCATTATGGGTGGCACAATTCCAGCCGAAGTTCTTCTACGTCAACACCTGTTTTGATCCGGACGTGTTCAACATACAGACACTGCCACGACAGGTAAAAGACATAGTAGTGGACAGATACCACATGCTCACAGACTATCAGCCCAGCATACGATTCATGAATGCGGCCGACAGGGATACTCCTGAGATACGGGCAGAAAGAAAAAGAAGGATACTACAGACGGACCGGTATCGGAAGGAAAATTTTGGAGAGGTGTTCCCACTTTTAAATAACATATTGAGGATATATGAGTAAATTTATAGCAGGCGGATGCAGTTTCACGTTGGGCAATGAACTCAGTGATGACAAGGATGGAAAGACACCATCCAAAAAATCTTGGGCCCATGGCTTATTCAAAACCTGTAGGGACGACGACAACACAACGTATCTGTGCTCTGCTTTCGGTGGTCTAGGAAATTCTGCGATAGCCAGGAGGACCTTCAATGCTATAAGCCAGAGTGAACGTGTGGACTGTGTGGTCGTGATGTGGAGTTTCCTGTCCAGGTATGACTGGGCCATGCCCAGGCACAAATCTTTAGAAAACACTAGGTGGACATCTATTTCTCCCTGGGACACGAACGCAGGCAATGAAGAAGCACTAATAACATTGGCAGGATCAGAGACACAGCAGGAGCAATGGAGAACCAGGAGGGACACATTCGCGGAGTCGGGAGTGAAACCGTTCGCGGAAGCAATCTACAAACATGCGGCCAACCAGTACCACGAGACATACCTCAGTTGGAAGAGCATAATCTGGTTGCAGAACATCCTGGAGAAGAAGAAAATACCATACATGTTTACCCTGGCGGACAATACCTTGTTCTATAACGAATTTAAGCAACACAAGGATCAAGATACTTTTATGACTGCTCTGCATGACGAGATCAATTTTAATAATTGGTATTTCTTTGGAGAAAGGAAAATGGGGTTCAACCAATGGGCAATGCTGGAAGATTATCCACGTGGTACAACACACCCACTTGACGAGGCACACCGAGATGCTGTAAAATTAATGCTACCAACGTTTAAAAAACTAATAGGAGAGAAATAATGTTCACTTGGATTAAGAACCTGATCAACAAGATCAAACAAGAGATCAAGTACAGGAAGAGATTGAAAGAACTCAAAAAGAAAGATCCATTCATATACAAATAGGATGGTGCTCACAAAAATTAAGAAAGCGTTGGAAAAAACGCCAAAGTTCGAACTGATCGAACTGCCTTACATAGATGTCACGGAAGATCCTGTGAGACCAGAATTGAGTCTGGAATTCAGACAGGCATACGGTAGAAAGATATACGGCATCAAGGACGTGGAGGGCGACATAGCGGCCGTGATGTGTTTCGCATTCACACATGGTATTCCCAAAAGTGTAGAGGAGATGGACACCATGAGCCGGGACGCCGCTATGCAGGCCATACACAGGGCAGGACAACAAGGTTCGGTAGCAATAGCCTACACGGTGTGGGCCAAGAAGAAAGGCGGTGGCAAGCACATAGTCAATGAAGTATACAAGATGATCAAACAAAGCAATCACCTTAATAGACTGATTACATTGAGTCCATTAACGGACATGGCCAGGAAGTTCCATCTCAAGAATGGAGCCAAGGAAGTGCAGGTTAACCTCACAACACAGAATTTCGAGTATGACGTAGAGTTGAATGATTGGGAGAAGTTCAGGGACAGGGCGAAAGGGTGGTTTAACATCAAATGAAGATACTAGGAATAAATTGCATGAATCACGATGCCGCAATGGCAGTTGTCGACTACAGCTCAGGAATGGGTGAGATACTATGGGCGGCACACAGTGAACGATATTCAAAGGTAAAGAATGATCACTACCTGAATCAGAAGATAGTGGACGAGGCCAACACGTTTGGTCCTTTCGACAAAGTGGTGTACTACGAGAAACCCTTGCTTAAGAAAACGAGACAGTTCTACGCAGGACAGTATGGTTTGGCCATGAGTTACACAGAGATGCCACAATGGCATTTGGATCACTTTGGCATAAAGATAGATGAATACGTCAAACACCACGACTCACACGCCGCGGCAGGATACTTCACGTCACCGTTCAAGGACACAGGAGCAACTATACTCACAGTGGACGCCATAGGTGAGTGGGATACTGTTTCCATATCAACAGCGGATAAGAATCACATAGAAAGAAAAGAAACAATCAAATATCCACACAGCATAGGTATATTGTATTCAGCATTCACACATCGTTGTGGACTCAAGCCTGCGGAAGAGGAATACATCCTGATGGGAATGGCCGCTTATGGCACGCCAAAGTACAAACAGAAGATATATGATGACTTCGTGGAACAGTCTCCTTTCAAACTTAAACAGAATTTACACAGGGGACTGAGCGGTTGGGAACCAAACGCAGACGTGATGGACATAGCGGCCAGCATACAGGCAGTCACAGAAGAATGCCTCGCAGATCTATGGACGAGAGCATCCAAGTATGGCAGTAGGAACTTGGTGTATGCAGGCGGGGTGGCACTCAATTGTGCCGCAAATAGAGTATTGGCAAACATGGGACTGTTCGATAACATATGGATTATTCCAAATCCAGGAGATGCAGGGTCAAGCCTAGGATGTATTGCCGCACACGAAAAGAGACATCTTAATTGGCAACACCCATTCCTTGGCCACAACATAGATGGAGAGTATCCTGTAGATGCACTGATAAAAGAATTAAAGGAAAACAAGATGGTAGGAGTGGCCAGTGGCAGGGCGGAGTTTGGTCCTAGGGCACTTGGTAATAGATCACTGTTGGCAGACCCCAGGGGTGAGGACATCAAGGATCTGGTAAACTCAATCAAGAAAAGACAGAAGTTCAGACCGTTCGCTCCGGCCATATTAGAGGAGGATGTACACGAGTATTTTGACCTGCCTAAAGCAGTACAAAACACCCCTTATATGCAATTTACAGCGGCGTGTACGCATGGTAAAGAGTTTCCTGCCATAATACATCATGATCACACAAGTAGGGTCCAAACGGTGCGTAAGACGGATAATCCAGGGTTTCATGCGTTGTTAACGGAATGGAAACGACAGACTGGTTGCCCTATACTTTTGAACACCAGTTTGAACATAAAAGGACAACCAATAGTCAACGACAGGGAGGATGGTAAAGCGTTTACCAACAAATACGGAGTGAAAGTACTAGGATGAAATATCTAATAACTGGCGGACTTGGATTTATTGGATCTAAGATTATTGAAAAACTTTCCAATGACGGACACAGTATCACGTGTGTGGACAACGAAGACACGTATGACATACTGACAAAGGTGGAGTTAAACAAACTTATTGCGTGGAGGACACGTAACTGGATACACAAGAACATAAATGTGATAAAGGGTGACATACTAGATCGGATGGTATGTCTAAAAGCATTTACAACTCGTCCGGAGATTGTGATACATCTTGCAACGTACCCGAGGGCAAAGATAGTAGACCAAGATCCAATAAACGGAATACCCAAAGTGATCGGCACAACAACAAATTTATTGTGGCACGCCACTCAGTTTGACACAAAGAAATTTGTGTACATCAGCAGTAGTATGGTTTATGGAGATTTTGGAGACGGAACAAGGGAAGAATCAAACACTAAACCACAAAATATATATGGCGAGGCCAAACTCACAGGGGAGAGGTTAACGAAACTATTCGCAAAGCGTGATGGACTAAATTACACGATAGTAAGACCCAGTGGCGTGTACGGTCCTGGTGACCTACCAGATAGGGTAGTATCTAAGTTTTTTGCCAAGGCGATGGCCAATGAACAGATCACTTTACACAACGGTGAGAACAAAGTGGACTTCACGTACAGGCAGGATGCCGCGTATGGAATAATCAAGGCGGCCAACAGTGAAGTTGCCAACACAAGTTTCAACATCACGGCGGGCAACGCTACAAGCCTAAGGACACTAGCAGAAACAATAATTGATATCACAGGCAGTAAGTCCGAAGTGAAAGACATCGGAATGCACAAATTGTACCCAATGAGGGGAACACTAGATATCAGAAGGGCAAAGGATCTGCTCGATTACGAACCACAGTATTCATTTAGACAAGGACTTGAAAGTTACTATGACTGGATTCGACAGTATACAGGTAAGATTTAAAAACACTAAACACTGGCCATCACCTTTTGCTAACACAAGAGAAGTGCCGTTTGTTGACAGTTACCTTACTGTGTTGAAGTCGGTAATAGACGATATACAGACAGAATACTTTTGGTTCTTCGCAAACTTCATGAATCTCAAAACAATGGATCTTAATTATATTCCAGAACAGCACGAGAGTAAACAGGTACATGTTTGGTACAACACTCATCCGTTGGGAGGTACCAACAAGGAGGGCAATGTATTTTTATTGCCTACCGAGGCACTTCGGAAACAGATAAAGGATCTAAAATTTTTACGAGACTTCAAAGATATTAATTATCATGCCCACACTAATCTTTTTCAAAATTTTATACCTAAGATAAGTTTCAAATTGAAGAATCCTTACACGAGGTACAAAGACACAGAACCAACTTACTACAAATGGCTACACAACAAAGATTTGGAGCCATCAATAATACCTAACTTTTTTCCTAGTTTTTGGGAGGATGTCAAATTGTATACGTTTGGTGAAACAAAGGACGTGATGTTAGTACCTCACAAAGATAATATAAAACAGTTTTATGATATTGATAGGATAGTCCACCATGACCTAGAATATCCGGTCAAGCCAATGGACATAATATTCATATCATACGATGAGCCTAGTGCGGAAAAACGATTTAATCAATTAAAGAAAAGGTTTCCCAGAGCCAAATGGGCGAAGAACATCATAGGACAAACACTTGCTTACATGGCGGCGGCCGCCATGAGCGATACAGATTATTTCTTTGCGGTATTTCCTAAATTAGAAATAGTAGAAAATTTTAAATTTGACTTCCAACCAGACAGGCTTAAAAATCCTTGCCATTATATATTCAATTGCAAGAATCCAGTGAATGGACTGGAATACGGACACGGTGCAGTATTACTGTACAACAAGGAACTTGTTATGAAAACTACCAATCCCGGACTTGATTTTACTCTGTCAGCACCACACGAAGTTGTACCAATTTTAAGTGCAATAAATCATTTCAACCAGACACCATGGTTAGCATGGCGTACCTCATTTAGAGAGGTTATTAAATTACTACAAGCAAAACCAACCGTAGAGGGTGTTTATAGATTAAAGAAATGGCTCATGATGGGAGAGGGAGAAAACGCAGACTGGGTATTCAAAGGGGCCAATGATGCCAAGAAGTTTTTTGATAAAAACAAAGACAACCATGACGAATTAATGTTATCATATGATTTTGAATGGTTAAAGAAATATTATGAATCAAAATATTAAGATACCTTTTGTAGATCTATATCCTCAATACGAAGAGGTACAAACAGAAATAGACATGGCGATAAAGGACATTATAACAAGATCCGATTTTATCACCGGACCAACTGTTGACAAGTTTGAAAGATCTATATGTGATTACACAGGTGCAGAAGACTGTGCCAGTATTGGATCTGGAACGAATGCTTTGGTTTGTGCCTTGAAAGCATTGGGAATAGGAGCCGGGGATCAAGTCATGACAGTGGGACACACTTTTGTTTCAACAACAGAAGCAATAGTCAATGTTGGTGCAGAACCTGTCTTCGTCGATATAGACGAGTACTATCATTTAGATACAAAACAGATGCAGTCGAATGATAGACTCAAAGCCATACTATTTGTAGATCTTTATGGACAGACTCCGGACATAAGCAAAATTAAAGATTTTGCCAAGCAGTTTAACTTGAAAGTGATCCAAGATGCCGCACAGAGTTTTGGTTCAGAGTATAAAGGTAAGAAAGTAGGAAGTTTAGTCGACCTTACTTGTTTCAGTTTCAACCCTGTTAAGAACCTAGGAGCCATGGGTGACGCAGGTGCAGTGACGGGCCGTAAAGAATTTGTTGATAAAGTGAGAATGTACAGGGATCACGGAAGAAAGACAAAATTTGAATACGACACTGTTGGCTACAACGCAAGGATAGACAATCTACAAGCGGTCATTGTCCAAGCAAAACTGAAAAAGATAGACGCTTGGTTGGATAAGAAAAGACAGATATGCAGAAAGTACACAGATCAACTTAAAGACATAGTGGAATGTCCTAAGGAAGCACCATGGTCAAAGCACACCTACTACGTGTATGTCATACACACACCCGAAGGCACACGTGATACTCTACAAACATTTTTAAGAGACAAAGGTATAGCCACCAACATACATTATAAATTCCCAACACACAAAACGAAAGCATTTGATAATGGTACAATACTACCAAGAACAGAATATATATGTGACAATATAATTAGTCTGCCTTGCTATCACACACTGCCAGAACATCATCAAGACTACATAATCAAGGCCATAAAGGAGTTCTATGGAGATTAGTCTAGTTGGTGCAGGATACTGGGGATCAAAATTAAAAGCAGAACTTGAGACGATACCTGGTGTTGATGCAATAGAAATAATTGATATAAAAGACGGCAAGGATCTCAAGGACATCAAGTACAACAATGTGATACTGGCCACACCTGCTTGGGATCACTACAATCAAACTGTGAAACTACTTCAGCAGGACAAAAATCTATATGTGGAGAAACCACTTGCTTTGACTTGCACAGACTGTTGTATAATAAAAAGTTTCCTACGTGAACAGACATTAATGGTGGGACATATCTTCTTGTACAATGACAGGGTGCATAAGATAAAAGAACTTCTGCCTGAAATAGGTGATGTACAACATATCGAAATGAACAGGCTCAATTGGGGCAGATTTCAGACAAAAATAAGCACACTGCACAGTTTGGCACCACACGATGTCAGCATAATACATTATTGGTTGGGCACTCATGATTTCCAAAACATCAAACACAGGGGCCAAAAGTACAGCGGTAAAGTACAGAACGACAGGGATGAGTTCTCATTTACTTGCAATCGTATTCCAATTGACTTCAACCTAAGTTGGTACCATCCAGAAAAAGTTCGTACAACAACTATAATAGGAACAAAAGGGATGATTTTTTGGGATGAAGAAACAAAGTTAATAAAACTAGTAACAAATATATGGAATGGAGACAGGATGAACTACGAACCTACTGTAGTGGAATACCAAGTATCATCTAATCCTTTGCGTAATGAATTGATAGAATTTGTGGAGTGTGTGAAAGAAAAAAGGACACCTCTTTCTGATGTTGACAATGCGATTGCAGTAGCAAAAAATTTAGATTTACTTTTTAAAAGTCTTAGCCATAATTAGAGAAGTCCTAGATTCCATATCCTTTTTCAAAGCAGGGATGTCAAATTTCATATCTACACTTTTAATTTTCATGTAGTTTTGTTCTATTGTTTTTTTTAAGAATCTAGCGATAGTATCTTGCTTTTTAGATTTTAACTCTTTGGCTATATCGTAGTGTATGGTGAGATTATTTTTTAGTATAATGTTTATGTACATTAGGTACTTGACCGGCATGTTCTGAAAGTGTAGTCCCTCTAGAACCTCCGGCCATTCCTTGACGAAATCTTGCGTCAACTGTACCCATGTCTTATTTCTTCGCGGGTGTTTTTTTGGCATCCGCTTTCTTGGTAGTCTTTTCTGCTGGTGCATCAGGATCAGTGGCCATGTCTTTTACTGATATGCCTTTCTCCTTGGCAACCATCTCGTTCAACTTGTTAAGAAGGATCCTTCCATCGGCAGTATTGCCAAATGTGACCATTATCTCGTTGGTCTTGAACTTCTTGATGTAGTTGTCGTTGTGCATCATTGCCAACATATTAGTTCCGTCTGGGAACGTCTGTCTACTGGCGAAGTCCGCAAACTCATCAGCAGATTGTCCACCTTCTGATTCCACAGCCTTCATTAATGCATTGTGATACAAGTCCGGCAAGAACTTTGTTCCTACTACTAGACAGTTGTTGGGTTCACCAGGCACAGTTCTGTACATGATTACTACCTTCGCTCCACCGTCCACAAGTTCTCCAATGTGTTTGAAGTGTCTCTTTGGACCTGTTTGCCCTTCACCTGCTCCTGAGTCTGCACCCATTGGCATGGCTTGGTCGTTAACGTTCATTAGTGTTGCCATATTATTTTCCTTCCGCAGTCGCTGGTGCCGTTACTGGTGCCGTTGCTCCTGCTATTCCTTCAGGCCTTTGTTCTGGTGCCACCTTGGCCAAGAACGCCTGTAACTTATTGTAGATGTATCCTACGCCTGACATTTCACTAGCCTTGAACGCACCTCTAGTTGATGCCACGTCAAGTATTGTCATAAGATTTTTCAAGTCGCCGATCGACAAAGCAGTTGGATCCGGTTGCGGAGCCTGTTGCCCTGCTGATGCAGTAGATCCGGCCGTCGCCGTTTCTGGTGCTTCAACTGTTTCGTTGGCTTTTGTATTTTCTTCGTTTGCCATTTTTTTTCTCCTAATTGCAATTGGTATTAATATACGTATATTATACTAAAATTAGTTATGGAGTGCAACGATTAGTTTTGATTGATTTGGGCAATGCCACTAAGTGCGAACAGTGTTAGGTCACCTGGGTTCTCAAAACCAAGTACAGTGATTGATCTCGAATTGTCACCTTGGTAAATGACGTCTTTGGTAATTGAATATCTGCCTGAACAGTTCTCATAGATCCATTTACGCATCTTCTCTATGTCAGACTCATGTGCTTTCACCACAGTGTTCACGAAGTGTGGTGGTAACATGTCTAGTTCTCTCTTGAAGAAATTATTTGGATTTACTTTCATTAGGCTCCCCAAACGTCGTCGTACATTGGTGGTTCTTCGGTAGAAGGTTTCTTAGTGTGTGGTAGCCCATGGAACTGCTTGAACGTGTAGTATGCCGCAAATATTATTGCCACGTGTCCACCAAACCATCCTAGCCATATGTCGGTCCTCATAACTCCCCATATGTAAATGGTAAAAGCAGTGGACCAAATGAAACTTAAAGTAAGGAGTAATTGTAATCTCACTGTTTTTGGTAATGCACGTAGATCGTTTTTGGAATCGTCAAATAGAACAGATGCAGTATCGATCATCCAGTTGCGTAGATTCTTTACTTTGACCATTTTGCCTGAATACGGGTTTGTGTTTGGAAATAACATCATTACAACATCCAATTCAAAATTATTAATATGAACGCCATAATAATTGTGGCTTTTATAATTGGGCCGATCATGATAGGTAATTCCATAATGCTAAAAATAACAATCCAAAACTCATTATGGATATCGACACTTCGTTTAAGAACCAATCCTTGAAAGTTTCCCAAAGTAATCTAATCATTGTACTGTACTGTTAGTCCGAAAGGAGCCTCTATGTCCCTTTCGTATGGATTGTTGATTAAGAATATAGTGTCACAGTAGTGTTGGTCACCCCATGTTTCGAAAGGCCAACCGTCTGTGAACATCACGAATTTCTTTGGTTCGATGCCTTGCTCTTTCATGTATTCCCAATTACATTCAAACTCTGTACCACCACCTGAACCCAACTCGTAGTCTAGCAATTCGTCTGCATTATCTGGTGTGAATACCTTTGGATTGAACACCGCAGTATCAAATGACCATAAATGTATTCTGAAGTCCTTGTATTGATCCATTATGTTCTTAACTTCTGTCAAGAACTCTTTGCACTGGTCGTTGCTGATCGAACCACTGGCATCAAGTGCCAAACAAATATCAATCATCTCATCATTGTTTTGTCCTGGTAGTATGGCAGATGTGTGCCAACTTTTTCTGCTGGGTCTCATCCAAGTGTAGTCTGACTTCAATGTGCTCATTATCTGTTGTTGCAGTATTTCTCTCCAGTCCATTTTAGGCTCTGTGAGATCCTTGACCAATCTCTGTAAAGCACCTGGTAGATTACTTGCACCTGTGCTCTGTGCCGCACTCACCATCGCTTCTTTTACTTCATCTCTGATCTTCTTAAGTTCTTCTTTTGTGTAAACCGGCTTGCCACCTTTCTTGCCGTCCTTGTCACCTTTACCTTGACCTTCACCATCTCCCTTGCCCCACTCCTGGTGATCGTCCATCAGCTCGCCGAGTTTCTCTAACATCTTCTTGCCGTTCTTCTTGGCCTGCTTGTAGATGTCATCGTATATTCTTTCTGATGCCCAGTCCTTGTACTTGTCGTCCTGGAAGCCTTTGTTCTCACCTTTCTTGCCTTTGGGCATCTCACCGATGTTTGAGTCTTTCAATATCTGGTTAACGGCATAGTCCGCCGCGATGTTCCAAAGTTGTGGATCTCTGTCACCAATCCTCACCAGCATGTGTTCGAATACATTGTGCAACACTTCATGACCAAACAAGAACTCTGCTTCTTTGGGTGTAAGTGAATCTATGAACTTCGTGTTGTAGAAGAAGTGTCTACCATCTGTACCTGCTGTGGGACACCATTCATCTGCGTTCACAAGTTTCAATCTAGTTGCAAGGTTACCAAAGAACGGATGCTTCAGTAGTAAGGCAATCCTTGCCGTTACCAATTTATCTATGATTCTTTGATCTGACACTATTTAGACTCCATAGCAGTTATGACATACTTGCCAAACTTCTTATGGAACCTATCAAATGATTTCAACTTGCTAGGATCGAACGGAAGTTTGTAATTTGTTAAGGCAATCTTCGCACCCATAACAACCAACTCTGTCTCGAAGTTGTCCATCA